CTATAGATTTGCGAGCCATTTTTTCCCGGATTTGGTGTTAAGCCACACCAAAAATCCACCACCTACAACAGCACTTATTGTATATACTAAACTTAACATGTCCATAATCCACTTTATTTTAAAATTGTATTTCCTATTCTAATAAAAATGATGGTAGAGATTCCACCTATAACAACCCTGTATATGTCAAGGGTTATATCTACATCAGGCTTCATGGAAACTATTCCACCTACAACAAGTCCGGCAAATGAAAGTTTTGCTAAATCAAAAAACAACCCGGCAAGTTTTTCCCGTCTTACCTTGTCCTTTTCCTTGACTTCTTTCTTTACTTCCAGTTGTTCACTCCAACTTCCCATAGCTATTTCTTTGAAAAGCTCTCAATGGTTATAAGCTTGCGAGCCATTTCTTCCCAGATTTGGTTTTGAGCCAAATCAAAAATGCTCCTGCTACTATAATGCCTGCGGTGAATATTGCTGCTAACATTTCCATATTGTGTTATTTTAAAATTAAGTTTCCAATATTGGCTAAAATTATGGTCAGTGTAATTCCAGCTACTAATATATACCAATTTATTCCTACTTCAATATTAGTGTACAGTGGAGTTACACCACCTAATACCAATGCAACAAAAGTCAGTTGGGAAAGGTTGAAAAAATATCCTGCGAGTTTGTCCCGTCTGGTTTTATCTTTTTCTTTCCGCTCTTTATTTACTTCCTGTTGTTCACTCCAACTTCCCATTCAAATTAAGATTTATTGCAAATATACGAAAATCAAACAATAAACAATAACATAAACCATTTATTTAACACACTTCACCCTTCGGCAAATTGGCCAGCACCTCGTCTATGAAAATTGATCGGTAGTGCGGGCATTCCAGCACTCCCTTTTGCTTCGCTTCCCGATACACTCTGGAAAAGAGCTTTGCTTTCTCCTGGATTGTTGCTGGGATCTCTTCGATAGGTGTCTTCAAGAACCGGCATCCCCACCCTTTGCATGAAGGGGAAAGCCGACAGTAGTCTTGATTTTTCCACTGACATGAACAGTCATATACTTTTTGAATCATATACTTAAATATTGGTTATTTTTGTCAAAATTCAAATTAAACAACCATGATGTTAGAAAGAATTCATTTGGCGCACACTCTTCTTCATGAGATAGAGAATATCCGACATAGAATTACCATTATCGGTACGATTGTAAATCCTCACTTGACAGTCGAATATGAATCCGACTAATGAATAGATTGATAGAAACCGAAATGCTACTCGAAGAAATCAAAGAGCGGCTTTTCAAGAAAGATGCTATTCCTCCTTTCTCCCCAGATGCTTCAGAAGAGGTTTGATGTGCTCTCTATTCCATTTGACAATAGACAGGTAACTTTTATTTTACACAATTTAAATAAGAAGAAATAAACATAGACAATGCAACACCTAATGAACATAATAACATGATGTTTAGTCCTATTATTATATACTCTAGAATAGCCCAATTTTCCACATATAAATAGAATAAACATAAAGTATAAATAACAAAAGACACAATAGTAATACTTAATATTATTGCATTTATCCTTTTTTGCTTTTGAATATATTTTCGAGCTATAAGATACTTGGCTTTTGTCTCAGGACATGCTTTCCCTAAAGTAATGACATGAGATATCTCATTCATATATTCTATTTTATTAGATATAAATGAATATATGACAGTGAATAACGTTATCCCTATCCCAAATATGGATAAACAGAAAGTACAGATGTCATTAATAAGCGGATTCATATTTAACTCATATAATTTGCAATAGCACTTTCAATTTTTTCTATAACAAAATCTTCATCATAAAGTTTTTGAGCATATTCCTCATCTGTTATAGAAACACTTTCATTAAAAAGACTCTCTATCAATAACGAATACTTTTCCCTAGCTCTTTGGTAATCTTTTTTTATTATTTGACTTACTTTGTACTCCTTCTTCCCCGCGAAGATATTAAAAATTTTCCTTTTTATCGTAACATCCTCATCGTTATTTAGCATTTCTACGATCTTGGAAGTTGGCAAATTTCTTAAGTCAAATTGTTTTTTACTCAGTATTGTTCCTTTTACAATATAATCCTTAAATTCCGCATCATACTGATTGTTTACATATTCAACAGTTTGAAAATTTGCTGTTATATTACTTATAACTGGAATCTCTTTTAACTCTTCTACAAAGTCATTTCGTTTCAGATTACTTATTTTTATACACAAAACTCTCTTGATCATTTCTTTAGCCATTCTTATGAACTCCTGGCTATCTTTATTGGGATCGTCATAAACAAAAACATTCCAATGGCGTTTGTATTTTGCTCTGCCTTTAGTTATCAACGGATACATTACAATATAATGATGATCACTACCGATTTTAACTTCTTTAGTTACTGGAATCTTTTCTGATGTTTCTATGTAACCATCCCCCATATTAGTCTTATGCGCGCTCATCTTAATAAGGACAGTGGGACTTCCATGCATTTCTTTCCTCATAGCAGTTATTTTAACGATCTCGCTTGTGTAATTTTTACCACTATTTTCCAATATAATCTTATTATTGTTAGAACAATTGAAATCGTTAATTTTTTCACAAGCTTGCCTAACCATTTCTTCTCTATCAATACTAAAAAGATTAATCTCTTCTTCCTCTATTTTAGTTCTAAAGACAGGAACTTTTATGATTCTAGAATTCAATCCTTTCATTACGTGTTTTTTAGATTAGTAAATTAACTATTTTGCAGACATACACATAAGCACTCGATACACGCCGTACACCTCTGACAAAGGAACGTCAAAGTCCGAGAATTTCGGGTCCGAGTTAACCGAATGGCATTTCACATAACCTTCCTTACCCTTGCACTCATGAAGTTCCTTTACTATAACCCCATTTGCAGTGTCCAAAACGTATGTTTTACCCCAGTCTATAAAGATATTGGGGTTTATCTTCTTTATCAAAATACGGGAACCTGAGGGGTATTCAGGTGCCATACTATCTCCATATACTGTAATGGCAAAGTCTACATCTTCAATGGGTGAAATTATAGCCTCACAATTTTGGAGCATTGCGCCTGGAGCCGCAAACCCCGTAAGCGTTCCTCCCATAGCTGACATGGGAAGAAGATATGTGGTGAAACCCTTTGTATATTCTATATCTTTCTTATCAAAAGATTCTTCATTTTCTTTTCTTCTAAGACTATTTAAGAACAGACTGTTTTTTTCACTATCTAACATATCTCCAACCCCTGTCAACAACCATGCAGTGTTCAACTCTGGATAAACAGACTTTATCTTATCTAAAGATGCGGTACGTATGCTATCACCCACATTATTCACGAACCCGGTAGACAATCCTACTTTTTTCTCGAACTTACCTTGACTAATTTTTAGATAAGCCAAAAATGATATTAATCTCTGCTTTGTTGTCATACTGATTTATTTTCTGTATATTTGCACTGAATTTTAAAACCTATATTGCTATGTTTAAACGAATCAAACTTTGGTATCACAGACGCTTATTCATGAGAATTTATTTCATTTATCTCAAACACAGCGACAAGCCTCAGGATGCCGTCAATGATGCTTACGAGGATCTTAAAGCGATTATCAAAGTCATGGAAGAAAAGCTCTAGCCCTAGTATTTCGTTCTTTCACTGGCTGCGTAGGGTAAATAACAGGTATTGAAAATTTAATTTTAGAGACATTCTCATTAACCTGTTTATTTTCCTCACTAACTGATTTTCCTCCAAATTTTCCACCAAAACGAACTCCTATTACAGAACCACTTACCTCTACCCCTCCTGTTTTTTCTCCATTGTTTAAATTCTCAGAAGATGCTGAAACAGCCACTTCAAAATCTATATAGGAAATCTTCAAATCCCCACTAACCGCTCTTACCTTTTCCTCTGCAGAACGATTGCTAGGTGATATGATTGCTCCATTTTTCAGTTCTTCTTGACATTCTTTCACTGCTTCTGTAACATCAAAAAGAACTGATTTTATAAAATCTTTCAATTCCATAAATGATAATTAAAGTTAATCACAGATTTATTTTCTGTAATTTTGTTTGTTACAGAAAATATTTCTGTATCTTTGCAACATCAAACAATAAACAACAGCACAAAGGAACGAAAAATAGTTCGGAAGTGCAAAAATATTGACTAACTAAAAAGAGGTAAACTCTGTGTTCTTTGATTTATTGATGTTGCAAAATATATAGTATTAACTTTAAAAACTGGAATAGATATGGATGAAGATCAGTACCAGACTATACGCACATCGTTGCAGATAATAGAACTGTTACTTAGTGCAATCATAGGGATTTTACTATTCGATTAAGCCGAATAGGTGATTGGCAAGCGCACCCAATAGAGCAGCGGTCAAATCACGAATGAACCTTTTGATGGAAGTGCGGATATCCTTGTTGCGGTCTTTCCGCTTTTTGCAGGCATATCCGCCTTCCTTTTGAAATTCCGTCCCTTTGGGTGTCATATCAATAGTAAACCTGTATGGCAAATTCGTATGGGGTACAGCCTTGATATATCCTTCCTCTGCCAGTTTTAGGATAATCCGTTTCGTTCTGCCGGGGTTGTCCGTTATATCAGCGAACACACGGTCTGAATAGTGCATGGTGTGGTTATATTCACAGAACATGCTTATGACGGTGAGAAAGAAATCTAAATCATTATCGGTTATGGCATCGCTCTGAGACATAATCATCGCTTCGATAGGGTTTCAAGGGTTTTGGAAAGGTTCTCGATGGTACGTTGCTGAGACTCAATAATTGCCAACAAACTTTCTTCCCTTTTATTAAAGAAATCATGTGTCGCTTCTTTAAAGGTTTTAGGATTGTCTTTGTCCAAGGTTAAATTGATGATGTATTTCGATACCACTTCATCCCCAAACTTGGACTTTAGAATGTTCAGTTGTTCATCCGTTAAATCCCTACCAGATGCTTCTATTGCATAGATATTTCCTTGGGTGCAGTTGAACATTTCAGCCATAGCCATTTGGGTTATTCTCCCATTTTCCTTTCTGAATCTCTTTAAATCGAACATATTATTAATAAATATTAAATACAAGTATTATTTATTGCAATAATAGTAGTAATAATAGTATTAATACTTATATTTGCAACATCAAACAACAACAATAAACAAAGAAAGCAAGTTTGAGTGAGATAACCAAATAAAAGTAATAACTAAAAAGAGGTAAGACAATGAAAAGATTCGATTTACGACAGATTATGAGAGATGCCCACAGAACTTACAAGTATGTAGGCAAGAAACAAGGCAAGACCTTCGGTGAAGTTCTGAAATCAACATGGAAACTGGCAAAACTGAATGTTACAATGCAGGAAGAGCTGGCAAGAGAACAGGAAGAAAGAAATAACAAGGTGTTCACTCCGGTCAAAGCAGAAAAAGTCACTTTCAAAGCCGAATGGTCAGACTGCTACAACTCCAACAGCCGTGGATATTTAGGCTCCCAGTACTGCGGAGATTAAGCGGTAACGGCCAGCGAGCCTACCTTTTGATGGGATTACCGCTACTAAATGGAGTTTGACCATAACAAACAGGAGAAGCGACACTCCGCAACAACACATCCCGAAAGACTCGGAACTGGTGACATCAGAAGCAGACTTGAGTAGGGTTACGGGTGCAGTCCCGGAGGTAACTGAAAGCTGCCGTTTGCGTACTGAGAAAGGTACAATGCAATACGCAATATTCCTGAGTGAACAAGCGGCAAAGGGCGCCAAGCGTGTAAGGGTAAAATAAAAAGAGCGATCATGCCCCGAACGGTTATGCAGTGAAGAACAGTAGCTGACAACTCCGGTGGGAAGACCAGAGAGAGGTTATCGGGGCACAAACTAATAATATCTACTTATGACAATGAAAGCAATAATTGAAAAAATAGTAAAAATACGTCCTACAACCTATGGGTTTATAGGAAAAGATGATACTGGGATAATCAACAAAACCGTTGTCATAAAGTTGTTCACTATCCCGATATACAAGAAAGAAATTTTAGTTCAGAAGAATATTTGACAGTTCCTAAAAGCTAAATCCCGTATGGATTTTAGCTCCATTTTAAAATTTACAAGCTGAACTACACTTGCATTGATGATGCACTTTTCACCATCCACGGTGAATTCAACAAACTTGTTCATAATACTTAATTTTTTGTTTGACACCACAAAGTTAAGTAAATCCCCCAATAAAAGCGTGATGCAGCCAATCGGATTGGTTTGGGGGAACAAAACTAATACACAATCAAATGAAAGCAATATCAATATTATGCGCAGTATCATACGCGATACTCCTTATTACCATGTGCGATATGGGCGTATGGTTCTGGATAGCATCCGCCGCCTTCGCGGTAACATCATTAGTGATAAGCAACGAACTTGACAATATTGAAAATCAAAAAAAATAAAGCTATGACAACAGTAGAAGAGTTACAAAGCATGACACACGAAGACCTTGTAAGACGTGTACAAGAACTGGAACAAGACCTTAAAGAAGTCAAGGAACAGAGCGACATGTGGTTCGATTCGTTCACCCGCCTACAGGCACGACACGAAAGCAGCATTAATGCTCTAGACAACATTGTTAAACTCGCTAAATTGAAGTAATATGGTAAAAGTAACAGAAAATTGGGCGGCCACATTGAGAGCGATGAAGGTAGGTGATATCGTTGTGTTCCCTGTGCGTGCGATATCTTCCGTTAACACAACCATTTCCAGACTAAGATTGGAGATGTGTGTAGAAAATGCCGATTGGAAACGAACAGGAGAGGTTGACCGCAAGCGCGGAGAGTTCAAAATCCAGCGTGTTTCATGATTACGCTATCAGAGCGCGAGCATCTTGTCGCCGAACAATATTGCAAGGGTTTGGCCGACAAGGAAGTGGCCGACAGTCTGCAACGCTCGGAATGGACCATCAAAGCACAGAAGCGGGATATATACAAAAAGCTGGGTATTTCTAAAGATACCGAGCTTGTATTATACATGTTCTGTGAGCGCATGAAGATCAACTTCGATATAAAAGAGATACGTAAACACGGGCTTGAGCTATTCTTCTCCATCCTGTTCCTTGTCATTGCCGCATTGGATTTTCATCCCGACATGAGACAATGCAGGAGCAGAGCAAAGACAAGAACCACCCAAGTATCAAGAACAAGACGAACAAAAACAGATTCAGATTATGAACTATACAGTTAACAACCAACTACGGACATCCATCTTATTTGATGGAACGGCAGAAGCACGGCTAGCAGACATCCTAGCCATCATGGACACTCATACATTCGGTAAAAGAGAGGCGGCCAAAATAGTTGGAGGCATAGGAAGGCTTATCAGACTGATCGAAGAAAACAAAATACGTTCCGACAAACCTACATGCGCACAAAACGGGAAATGGTTCTGCAATGCCAGTGATGTCCTGCGTTATGCACAGGTCAAAATGCCAAGGAAGCCTAGAAAATTAAAAAAGAAAGTGGCATAAGCCACACGGGTAATTAGCTTAATGGAAAAGCGGTATTCACTTTTTTCTTTACGTTCAGACGGTTTGTGATTGTTTTCAGGAAGAATACAGATACAGGTTCGAATCCTGTATTACCCACACCCAAAGAGAGGGAGCCGTACACCCTTATAAACGTAGCCATGTTAGAGACTTCAAGGCAGTGAAGCAGAGAGCAATTTGTTAGATAATAATTTAACCCAAAGCCGCTGGAAAGGACAGCGTGAGGTGAGAGCCCTCTTTATATGTTATATTCTATATCCTTATTTATCCCGGTGTGTCCTGGCCGACTATCCGGGAACTATTTTTTTTAACTCATTTATTAACCACTAAAAATTATTGATTATGGGACTTATCAAAAAACCTAACGAACTGACAGTTAAGAATGCCCTGTCAGCATTAATCTACGGACAACCTGGTATGGGAAAAACCACACTGGCGTTAAGCTCTCCCCAGCCACTACTCCTGGACTTTGACGGTGGCGTTCACCGTGTGAATGCAGCCCACCGTGTAGACACCGTACAAATTTCCAAATGGGAAGAGGTGGATGAAGTTCTTACTAGCGGAGAAATTGCCGGATACAAGACCATCGTTATTGATACGGCAGGAAAAATGTTATCCTTCATGGATAAATATATAATGAAAAACAATCCCAAAATGAAGAAAGCGGATGACACACTGTCCCTGCAAGGATATGGAGTACGAAAGAATATGTTCACCAACTTTGTAAACCAAGTCACACTAATGGGTAAATCAGTAATATTCGTAGCCCATGAACGCGAGGAAAAGAACGGAGAAGACAAACAGATACGCCCGGAAATCGGAGGTTCTTCTGCCGGTGGCCTGATTAAAGAACTTGATCTTGTAGGCTATATGGAAGCCATAGGTAAGGACAGAACCATCTCTTTTGATCCGTGCGAGAAATTCTACGGTAAGAATACCTGCAATCTTCCGGCACGCATAAAGATACCAGTTATCATTAATGCAGAAGGTACAATCACCGGACCGAACGACTTTATGACAAAGATTGTAAACACTTATCAGACCTATCAGGAAAAACAGGCAGAACTGTCCTCCGAATATGAAGGTCTTATGGAAGTTATCAAGGAACAGATAGCCATGGTAGCGGATGCGGACACGGCCAACGAAGTGAAACAATCACTGGAGAGCCTGCAGCATATCTTCGACAGCAAATTACAAGCAGGTATGCTACTGAATAAAAGATGCAAGGAATTAGGGTTGAAATTCGACAAAGTCAAAAAAATATATGAAGCAGCCTAGTTATAGAATCTATCCCTCATTACTTGACAAATTCGACAAGTATCTGAGAGCTGATGAAGAAGTGGAAAACTTCTGGAACATTGATAATGAAACCGGAGAGTATAAACGCTCTCCGGAAGAAATCGAAGAGAGCCTGAAGCAAGACCTTCTGGATGCTATCAACCGTGTACCGTTTGAGAGTGAAGCAGCCGACAAGGGAACAGCCTTCAATGCTATCATTGACTGCTATGTCCATTGCGAAAATCACGTGCCGACAGAGCGTTCCCCCTACTCCATCATTGGCGATAAGGAAACCAATACCATACAAGTAGCTTTTCCAGCAACGGATATCGCACCTGCACGGCATTTCCTTTTCGACAGACAATGGTGTATGGAACAGGCAGAGTATTTCAAAGGATCATTAAGTCAGGTCTATGTATCCGCCATTCTTCCTACCCAGTACGGAAATGTGGAGTTATACGGATTTATCGACGAACTCCGAAAGGATGTTGTTTATGACATAAAATCCACATCTAAATACGAGTTCGGCAAATACGCCCACGGGTGGCAGCGCCATGTCTACCCTTATTGCCTAATTGCCTCCGGTCAGATGGAAAGCATAAAGGCATTTGAGTTTACGGCTTATGCGCTGAAAGGCGGTACCAGCCGCACACCGCTTATCAGTGGTACACAATATCCGGAATATTATACTTACAATCACGAACAGACAGTGAAACTGCTCACGGCACACGTAGAACATTTCATAGAGTTTTTGGAAGCTAATAGAGAATCTATCACGGACAAGAAGATTTTCGGACTGGAATAATGGCACAAGAAGCTATCCTTATAAAAGAAAAAGGTGTGGTAACACTGAACAAGTCCTTTGATTTCATGTGCTCGCAGCTCCGTAACGGTCGTTACAGATTAATTATCGAACGTTACACAGAGCCGCGCACATTAAGTCAAAACGCCCTGATGTGGCTTTGGTTTACCTGCATCGAACAGGAAACAGGAACGGACAAACAGGACGTACACGATTATTACTGCAACCTATATCTACGAAGGACAACCATTATCAAAGGAAAAGAAACGGTCATAGCCGGAAGCACATCGAAACTGAACACACTGCAAATGACGGACTTTTTGAATAAGGTCAAAGCAGATGCAGCCACGGAACTGGGAATAACACTTCCCCTTCCGGAAGACCGTTATTATAACGAATTTGTCAACGAATATAAATATAGAAGATAATGAAGATCATAAAAGCTAAAATCACCAAGGACAGTACCTTGGTGGCCACCTACAAGGATGAGAATGGTACAACCACCGTAGAAGGCAAGAATCTGGTAACATCAGACCTTATCAATGCGTTCAGCAAGCTGAATCCCCACGCCGCTTTGCTTACAGAACAGAAAGAAGTGGACGGTATAGAATCAGTAGATAAAGTGCCTGATATCATAGGACAGGTGCTTGACGTTACAGGGTATTCCATTGGCGGAGATGGAGATAATGAAGGTGTTACTCTGGTAGCCAAACGTTTTCTCAAAACAGGAAAAGTTCTGAACCTATGCGCTCCGTTCACCATGTTCAATAATGAGAATGAATCGTATATCAATGCCTTTGAGCTGGAGCAGGAAATCCAATCCTGTGAGTTCGAAGTCAAAGAGTATCTGTTCAACAAGAAATGGCGAATAGTACAACAGGAACTTCCGTTTGAGGAAGACACGGCGAACGCAGACGTACAACCGGACGCCATTCCGGAAGCCGAAACAGACTTCAATCAAGAGGTTGCGGAATTCCAGCAGGCTATGAATGATGCAGGGGTTGACATAATAATGAACGGAAAGAAAATTAAATCACGTAAACCACGTAAAGTCAAACAACTTGCATCATGATACCGCCGTCCCCATTTTGCGTAACTACTACCCCCAACTGCTTCAAACTAGCCTTCCCATATCATCCAAGATTAGTGGAGCTGGTCAAACGGATTCCAAGTGTAAAACAGAATATCCGGGCAGCCTATATCGCTGACGAAAAAGCTTGGAAGGTTTCTCTACAAGATAAGGAATACGTGAGGATGATGGCAGATTGGGCGGTACAGACAAGGATATGCAGCCGGGTACAGCACAAAGTGACAACAAGAGAGTATAATGACTATACTATTCCCGACCTTCCCAAACTTACGGTTCCACACGGATTGCTGTTAGAACCGTACGAATATCAGAAAGAAGGCATCGCTTATGCGCTACAGCACAAGCGATGCATATTCGGGGACCAACCGGGACTGGGAAAGACATTACAGGCAATAGGCACGGTTACGATAGCAAAAGCGTATCCGTGCCTTGTCATTTGTCCGGCCGCATTGAAAATAAACTGGCAACGTGAATTTAAGAAATTTGCCGGAAAAAATGCCATGATTCTGGATGATCGCAATAAAGCCAGCTGGCACCGTTTCTTTGAGACTAAATGCTGCAACATATTCATAACAAATTATGAATCACTGAAAAAGTTTTTTGTACTTAAAGTAAAGGAGGATGCACGGTTTACCATGAAATCCATTGAGTTTGACCCGCGAATATCGTTATTCAAATCCGTAGTCATTGACGAATCACACAAGTGCAAATCCACCAAGACCCAGCAATCCAAGTTCGTAGAAGGAATATGTAAAGGTAAAGAATATATCTTGGAACTGACGGGAACCCCAGTAGTGAACAACAATACAGACCTTATACAACAACTCAAGATAATGGGACGATTAGAGGATTTCGGAGGATACAAGTATTTCGTAGAGAGGTTCTGCGATGGACCTAAACAGTCAAGCAATGTGAAAGAACTGAACTGGAGGTTATCATCGACCTGCTTCTTCCGGCGCGAAAAGGCCAAGGTACTCACTCAGTTGCCGGACAAGTCACGCCAATATATAGAGGTGGACATATCCAATCGCAAAGAATACGACAAAGCGGAAGCCGACCTGATACAGTATCTCCGGACTTACAAGAATGCGGACGATGAAAAGGTGGCCAAGGCATTAAGAGGCGAGGTAATGGTGAAAATGGGAATATTGAAAGCCATATCAGCCAGGGGAAAAATCAAAGTCTTTTCCGAATTCATCCATGACGTGATTGACGGAGGTGAGAAACTGATAGTCTTTGCTTACCTGAAAGAAGTAGTACAGGAATTAAAGAAGATATTCCCTGAAGCTGTCACCGTTACAGGCGAAGACAATGCTACTCAAAAACAGACAGCGGTAGACCGCTTCCAAAACGACCCTTCTTGCAAGCTGATCATCCTTAACTACAAATCAGGAGGTACAGGTCTTACATTGACAGCTTCCAGCCGTGTGGCGTTTATCGAGTTCCCATGGACTTTCTCCGATTGTGAGCAGGCAGAAGACCGAGCGCATCGGAACGGACAGAAGAACAACGTAAACTGTTACTACTACCTTGGAAAGGATACTATCGACAAATATATGTATGATGTCATTCAGACCAAAAAAGGAATAGCCAACGGAGTGACAGGGACGGATGATGTGGTTAAGGAGAATGTGGTAGATATGGCAATGAACCTATTCAACGGAAGAATATGAGAAAACAGACAACACCATTATCAGAAAGCCAAATACAACATGATTGTTTGGTATGGTTCCGGTTACAATATCCCAAACTGGTACGTATGCTTTTTGCAGTGCTCAACGGTGGCAAACGTGATGCCAAGACAGGAGCACGGATGAAGTATGAAGGAGCAGTGAGAGGTGTGGCAGACTTGATTTTGCTCATACCCAAAAAGGGATGGGCTTCCCTCTGTATAGAGATGAAGACACCGAAGGGTACACAAAGCGAGCACCAACGAACGTGGCAGACAGAAGCAGAGAGATACCAAAACAAGTATGTTATCTGCCATTCCCTGCAAGAGTTTATGAACGAAGTTAATTCTTATCTTCTATGACATATTTGGACTATATAAACCAATTTTGGCAAACACAGGATAACGTGCAATTTTCCCCGAATGAGGCTTACCTGTATTTCTATCTTCTGAAAGAATGTAATACTCAGGGCTGGGAGAATCCGTTCGAGTGTCCCAACAGACGAATCCTTCTCTCAATCGGTATGAGCGAGCCTACCTTGATTGATTGTAGAAACAGATTACAGCAGAAAGGTTTGATAGACTTCCAAGCAGGAAAAAGAAGGTCAAAATCCCCTGTTTATTACTTAAATAATTTAAGCAAAGACTTTAGTAAAAGCTTTAGCAAAAACTTAAGTAAAGACTTAAGCTCTTATAAAGAATATAGAATTAAGAATAATAATAACTCTAGCGAGTTATTTAAGCCCGAGCAGGAAAAACCTAAAAAGAAGCCTTCAAAACCAAAAACCGAATTTATAGCCCCTACCCTGGAACAGGTGAAAGATTACTTCCGTGACAAGCTCCCAGACTGGGAACAGCAGGCGGAGATATTCTTCTACCACTTCGATGCGCTAAGCTGGAAAAACACCAACGGGGCTAAAATTGAACGATGGGACAGCCGGGCCAACCTTTGGATAATCGAAAAAAGACTTCAAAATGGAAACAAGCCTACAAAAACAGATCACTGTGATAATGTCCCCAGGACAGATACCTCAATCCAGGAAAAAGCCGGAGACACTGACACCGCTCCAGCAGACCTTGAGAAATGGATCAACAGCCTCCCAATTGGTTGACAACTGGTCCGGCACGCAAGCCCAGCTGAATTGTAACCTGACATTAGCACAAGCAATCAGGATTGAGGGTATTCCCACCCTTGCGGACATCAATGTTGCCTTCGGCAACGCCACATCAGTCAGGATTATCACAGAGCACCTGCAATCAATCCTCCGATACGCAGGCATTGATATCGCACCTCAACAACTTGCCGAAACGGCGCTAAGCATATTGGCCAGCTATTATTTTCTCAATCTGGCCGAGCTTTGCATATTCTTCACACAGCTTAAAAACGGAAGCCGTGGACAGTTCGTCTGGGGAAACAGGATAAACAACCAGTCCATTATGGTAGCCCTATCGGACTTTTGCAGGGATAGAAGAGACGAGCACGTCAAACTGTCCAATGAAACCGCTATGAAACAATCCCAGAAAGGTTTCACCCGGATAGAAGATGCCGCGTGCGCCATGATTGAGGGAGTAAAAAACATTCAGGAGCTCAAAGAAAAGGCTAAAACCGATTTCAACGCCTTCACGGAACTTTTTCCAAACGTTCCTAACAACCATACTGCCTACACCTATTGGAAGGCATACGGGGAAAATGAGGATGCAATACGGGCTATATACGGAGATAATGCACCACCTCCCAATATAGCAAGCGACGATATAGAAAAATTCTTATGCGAGTATAACATCAGAATCAATCACAAATAAATATTATCAACCACTTCAAAATTAAGTAACCATGGCAAGTAATGAAAGTTTCAAACAGGCAATCAAAGCCTATCTGGACAAACGGGCGGAAGAAGATTCACTGTTCGCCCCCAAATATGCGAATGAGAAGAAAAGCATTGATGAATGCTGTAGTTATATCATGGGTGAAGCCAGGAAGCGTGGTAACGCCGTAGCGATTTCAGACGAGGAGGTCTACGGGATGGCAGTGCACTACTATGATGAGGACGATATCAAAATAAACCGGCTGCCTGCCGGAGAGGAAACGTCCGTATCATCCCCCGCCAAACCTGTGGAACTCACCGAAGAAGATAAGAAAGCGGCACGTGACAAAGCAATCGCACGGCTGGCGGAAGAACAATACCAGACACTCAGGAAGAAAAACGTCCGAAAGAAAGCGGATGATAATGTCCAACAAATGAGTTTGTTCTAGCCATGAAACCGAGAACGAAATTACAGTTTAGGGTAGTTGGTTTGAGTAGCCAGCTACCCGATATAAAAAGTATGATGACTGAGTGGGCTAATAATGATTGTCTGAACCATATAGGATATGCTACCAAGTCCCGTGTCGTATGTATGGAATGTGGAGAACGTTTTTCTACAGAACTTGTAAATCGCAAGCGTGCCGTTTGTCCTCATTGCGGTGCATCCTTAAAAATAGAATGGTCGAGGAAACGTACTAATAAGCAGTTTATAAGTATAGGAAAGGCGGATATATGTGAAGAGTTCCAGGTTCTCCGATGCTTTGAGCTATATGCTTATTATCGTGAAGGCGGGAAACCTCATTATTTTATTCGGGAAGTGCTTCAACATTGGATTAAAGACGATGGAAAACGGGAAGTGATGGCCCTTGCGAGAAATACAGGCTGTAGTGGGTGGTGTGGAAATCTTGAAATTCGTAACAAGACTGTAGGATCGTATTATAGTATCGGAGATAATGATGTTTACTGTGATAAGTACCATCCGGATTCTGTATTCAAACCGCAATACACAAGGATGGGAATAGATTACAGACTTCATGGACTGTCATTTCTTGATGCAATTAATGCCATTCCTGTTAATCCTAAACTCGAAACGCTTCTTAAAGCAAAGCGGTATGATTTATTGAGTCATTGGTACAGTCTTCGCTATAAAGTGAGCAGCTATTGGCCTTCTATAAAAATCTGTCTTCGGAACAAGTATAAGATAAAGGATGCTTCGATGTGGTTTGATTATTTGGACTTGCTGGCACGTTATCATAAAGACCTGCATAACGCTTACTATGTTTGCCCTGCGAATCTGAAAAGAGCCCATGACTTATATGTGGCAAAGAAAAAGCGTGATGATGAAAAGGCACGCAAGGCACGTGATATGCAGCGTTTACTTGAGCTTAAGAAATATGCCGAAGACTACATTAAAGAGAAATCTAAATTCTTTGATTTGAAACTGTCGGATGGTAAAATAGTGGTGATACCGTTGAAAAGCCTTGAGGAATTTAAGAAAGAAGGAGAAATTATGCACCATTGTGTCTTCTCAAATGAATATTTCAAGAAAAAGGATTCTCTTATCCTTTCTGCCCGAATAGGTAGTAAACGTATTGAAACTATCGAAGTGAATCTTAAATCGTTTCAGATAGTACAGTCAAGAGCCGTATGCAACGGAACATCGGAGTATCATGACCGCATCATCCAGCTGGTGGAGAAGAACATGAATCTGATCAAAAGACTTACCGCATGAACATCTATCACACAGAACCCAGATTCGACTGCGAGAAATTCGCTCCATGCGGGCGCATCTCCCTGCACAAATGCCGGAAATACAAAGGCAGACTGGATGAATGCAGGGGATGTACGCTTGTACACCGTAAAGCCAAGACGGTTGCCGGTACGGAAGCCGGAAGAAAGGTTTGTCCGCATTGCGGACGTTCCCTTCCGCTCCACCGGTTCTATAACAGGACTGTCAGATATGGGGATAAGGAATACCAATGTCTCACCTCCTGGTGCAAGATGTGTATGAGTGAAGTCGCAGCGGAAAGAAATCGTAATAATTAATTTAAGTTTCCAATGAAAAATGTAACGAAACTAGCCAAGAAATCAGCCGGGCTTAGTCAAAGATGCTCTATCTGCCCACTTATGAGAAGGTGTACTTTAGAAATCAATAGAGCTTGTTTTGACAGCTTTGTGGAGGGATTCAAGAAAGGAGCCAAATTAGCAGAAAAGGAAATGAACAAGAAGTTCAAAACAGAACAGTTATGAAACAGACAGTAGAAGAAGCGGAAAAGGTAAGGGCTCTGGAAATCTGCCCGTTTGTTTGCGAAGCCACAAGACTGTTTATCATGGGTGCGCAATTTGGCAAGGAATGGATATTGGAACAATTGATAGACCAGATAGATGCCAATCTGAATTGCGAACTTGAAGTTGAGAAAACCAAGAAGAAAGCTATTGAAGCACTTACTGAAGCATTGTGCATTGTAGAGCCTGTATTAAACATCGGTGAATCAGGTGCAAAGAGCATTACTTCTGTGTTTGAGAAACTTTTAATGCGCAATGATGCCGTAGTAGGCAGTAAACAAAAGAGTAGCACCGCTGAAAATGATAGCAGCAGTGCTACAGCTAAAGACGAACGATTATGAAAGAAGAAGATTTTCAAGCTTTACCAAAGAATGAGAGTAGCTATCATCGGAATTCCGATGAAGGTGAACGAACAATTCTTCAAGGGAATTCCACTGACAAGAATTCCCAAGATGAAGAATTATCTTCCATAAATGAGGGTTCTCTACAAACAGAGGAAATATACGAACAGCAATCGCATTGTAATGGTCTCTATGGTATTCATTCTCTTTTAGAAGACTATCCCAGGATTGTAGAAATTTCGGACGAAGAGTTAAAGCGCATAACTCCGGATTCTCTTCCAGAAGGTCATTTAGATAGTCCCGGACCTGAAGGGAGAGGTATCGATGATGTAATTCGTGAGATTGAGTCCAAACGTTACATAAATTGTTCAGATGATATATAGATGAAAGTTCGCATATTGTTTCCTCAAACCAAAGTAATCCTTTAATACCAGTTATAGTGCTTCCATTAATAATATGATGGCAATATTCATGGGCAAATTGGTAAATCCATTTGGATAACATCTTGCATTTTGCATGTAAATAAATCAAGCCTTCTTCGGAAGATTTACAGTACATTGGATTGTTTTTATAATAGTTGTATCTAATAACACATCTTCTTGACGAGAAATGAGGAATCGACAACGCATTTGAAAAAGCAATGTCTATGTTTTGGACTACATCTGATATATAAGATAGATTTGTTTTACCGAATGCTTCATCTTGTATAAATAATACATTCGGACTTAATTGAACGGCAGTATTCATATTAATTAATTTTAAAATTCGACAAAAGCAAAAATAGTGATAATAATCAAAGGGCATACCCATTCCAGCAATAATTTTAAAATTCGACACTTTATCTTTATTCGGGTGTGCCCTTTTAAACAAACAACATTATGAAAAATAAAGTAGAAGAAGCGGCAATGGAATATTGCCAAAAGAATATTCCAAACCTTGAACAGATGCACTTAACTATCAGCACTGCATTTGAATCCGGTGCTGACTGGCAGTCCAAGCAATTGCCTTGGATAAGTGTGAAGGAACAATTGCCGGAAGGGAGTGGGTATTACTTTGTTACTGATGGTTGTACTGCTGGAAAGGCTTATTTCTTTAAAAAATGGAATAAGTTTGCAAAAATCGAAGAATATCCTCACCTGTTTTATGATGAAGGCGTAATAAAAGCATATATGCCTATTCCGTCTTTCAATGAAATACTCGAAGCCAACAGGGATGTACTGGAACGGATTAAAGAGAAAGGAGATTGAGATATGAATAATAGGGAACTATCTGATCAAATAATTGATACTGTAAGAGCTATACGAAAAATTCCTAGAGAACAAATTAAGAATCCTTTCGAGATACAAATTATCGTAGTTAAACCTAAAGATTAAGGAGATTAATTATGGCAATAAAGGTTACTAAAGAAGCTAATAAGAAAAAACCGATTTACTTCCGGCGTTGTGACAGATGTGGATGTGAATTTGAATTTGAGAAATCGGATATACACAGTGAGTTTTTTGATCAGAGAGAAGGATATAATGTAATATTTATTCCATGCCCTTCTTGTGGTAGTACTACTGGAGTTAAAGAAAAGATAATACGTTATGAGTAGAAGTAAAGAATATAGAGCAGTGAAAAATTATATTCACAATGAACTTAAGTTATCTAAGGAGAATATAAGAGAAATTATTTTACCTCTTGTTAAACGGGAAGCTATGCGTATCTTTAGAAATACTTATGGAGATGATGTTAACATAGAAAATTTTATTCGATGTATGGTGACTGATGAAATAAAGAGGCATGATTTTTCTATTATTAGAAACTTAACTAAAGAGGTGATAATGGAAAAGGTGCTTGGTGATTTGAAAATTGAGATAAAAACAAAGGAATAATCATGGATGTAAGGATTATAAAAAAAATAAACAATGAATAATATTAATTTGAACAAACTGCGGGATCGTGCTTATAAAACAGCTTGCGAGCACGGTTTTCATGATAAGGAACTGAGTAACGAACACTGCCTTTGCCTTGTCATATCTGAGCTTATGGAAGCGGTAGAAGCGGATCGGAAAGGGAAACGTGCCGACAGAGAATCTTTCAAGTCTTCTTATGAGAATGAAGAACCGCACGATGATGTCAATTTCAAGTATAGTTTTGAAAAATATATCAAAGACTGTGTGGGGGACGAGCTTGCTGATGCATGCATACGCCTGTTTGACTTGTGTGGGCTTCGTAAGATAGACATTAATGATTTTACAGAGGAAATGATATACGAGGCAACGGAAAGCTGCAACGGGGAAACATTCACGGAAAGTATATACGCCATATCTACAATTCCTGTACGGTATGAATATGAATACGGGTATTCGTTTGAGAAACAAGTAAAAAGTATGCTGTTAGGGATAATTGGATTTGCAAATTATACAGGAATAGATTTGCTTTGGCATATCAATCAGAAAATGAGGTATAACGAATTGAGAGAAAACAAACATGGGAAAAGGTATTGATTATGAAGCGTGAAATAAAATTCAGAGGTAAGAGCATATACGGTGAAGAATGGCTATATGGCTCTATTGTTAAGATTGAAGAGGATAGATATGCTATCATCCCGAATTTAAATGATATAGAAATAGGGAAAAGTATCAGTATGTATGAAGTTCATCCCGAAACCGTTGGGCAGTTAACCGGCTTGTGCGATAAGAATGGGAAAGAAATCTATGAAGGCGACATTATTAATGTTAATGGCAAGTATCCGAGGTTGGTAAAGTTCATAGATGAATATGCTTGTTTTTGTATTGCCAGAATATCCGACTTAGATAATAATTTAGAAACTGGATACTGGCAACAAGTAATACCCGGATGGTGGAATAATCCTGATAGAGAGATAGAGGTTTGCGGTAATATTTACGATAACCCGGATTTGTTGAAAGGAGACAAATAATGAAAACAATCTTATTTACAGCCATCCTCATAATAGGGCTATTATGGGTTGGCGATCTCACAATTACATTTAAGCCGTTTTCTGTTTCACTTCCCAGTTGGTATAAGCCTGTAGGTATCCTTCTATTTTTTCTGTCAATGGCGGTATATACCATCGGAGAATATGCTAAAGGCTATAAACAGGGTTTCGATGATGGAGTAAAAAAATGTGTTGAAATACTTAAAAAGAAAAATCCATGAGCAAACTATACAAAGTAACCATTTTCGGGGAATCATTCTTAATCGGGTGGTTCCCTTTTTCTTCACGCTGGTACAACAAGCTAAAGATAATCAAATGATAGTACGTCATTTTATAAGAGTTCCGGTTGGAAGTACTGTCTATTGCGACAATCAGCCGGTTAAAATACTGGAGAAAGGATATGCCCTTGCTTTATGTGATGTCAATGGGAAACGGGTATATATCACCTGCTATGATTTGGAAAAGAAACCATTCGTCAGCACGAATAGGAAAGAATGAAAAAGAGCCAACCCACGCACGACCATAAATCAGCTCTATTCTGCCTATCAAATCTTGTTTAACTCATTATTAATCAGATAATTAAATTTGCAAATTATTAAATATTTTTCTAAATATATTTTCGCCTATGACGAAAAAGTTATAACCAAATTTGTTAAAATAGATTTTTTGTATTATATTTGACATGAAATATAATTAGAGACCTTTTAGTTTATTTATTAGAATAACTTAAAAGATTTTCTAGTCAAAGTCTTTAACTGTTTATTATTGATTCCTTCTAGCTAATTATGTAAAATAATTTAAAAACACAAGTTGAAATTTATTTATAGGAAAGAATAGTGTATTATTTTACAGAAAGGAAGTACTTGAATTTACATAAGTTTTTAAATATTAGTGCTGTAAGAATTTAAGACTTAGTCTATCGTTAAATATTAATTATTGTACTGGAGAGTAATTAATAAAATGATTAAATAGTACACTGTTACTGTATATTTATTATATGATAAATGCTAATAAAAATTTGATACTATGTTTGATGTTATAATTAATACTTTTGGAGCTTTTGTTATAAATGTATTATCAGGCAAATGCTTAAATGAGATAGAAAATAGTGATTTAAAAGACAGAGTCAATAAAGCATTTGATAATGCATTGAATTTATGGTCAAAGAATAAGGATATTGCTTATAAGGAAGGGCTAAAAAGAAATTATTATATCAATGCTCTTAATCAAGATTTATCATCAATGAATAGTTCTGAAAAAGAATTAATGAATTTGTTTATCAAAGAGCTCAAAAATGATATACAAACATGGCAGTTGTTGCATGAAGTTAATATTTGTCAAATCTTATCTCGTCTGGAAAGTCAACGCGATAAATTTAGATTTCATGATCAATTAAGAATTAATAAAGAAAAGCATTTCCATATATATCCAACAGATGAAACTAATATAATTGATATATATGTTGAACCACATTATGAAATCGTTTCTACTAATAGTAACAAGATAATAATAGGTAGTAATTTTGTAGACGATTCATTGGGTTTGCTGAATAAACAACGATGTTTGTTCATATCTGGCAGTTATGGATGTGGAAAAACATTCACTTCTAAATATATTCAATATTCCTTATTGGGAAATAAAAATTTTACTATTTATTTATATGCTGATGATTTTGAAGAGTTATGCAGGCAAGATATAAATGGGCTAAAGCTTTCTTTAGAAAGCTTATCCCAATCTAATGAAAGAATATATATGTTTATTGATTCTTATGATGGTTTATCTAGCAATATCGAAACTGAACATATGCCAATTATAGAGAAGCTTTCAAATTTTCTAAAGATTTTCCCCAACTTGTATTTAATTGTTAATTTTCGAATAATTGAAAAGAATAATGAGTGTGAAGATTTTTATGCAGCATTAAGCTTATATTTTGGTGATGAATTTCAATTAATACAATTAAAGCAGTTCAATAAAGAAAAAATTGAAAAATGGTTGGAGAGATATAATGAATTATCTGGTACTTTCTATGATTATCCAACTTTAAAAAGATCTAAAGGACTCCTACATACTTGTTCAATTCCCCTCTTTTTATACGTATATGCATATTACAATAAAAATAAAAATAACACATATACAGAAAGTTTTGATATATATATGGCGTTTGAAGCTTTTATAACAAATACAATAAGAGGTAAATTCAATAAGGAGAGTGTTCAATATAATTATTTAAAGAGTAATAAAATTGAATATAAGAACTATTTACAATTTCTTACGAATGTTGCATATAAAATTTTGGAAAATAATGGAACTATAAAAATAGAAGAAAAGGATCTTGGTGAATATTTTGATAATAATAGTAGTCAATTAGAAATAGTAGAAGAATCTATTTCCTGTATCATTAAAAGCACTTTTGGAAATAGAGTTAAAAAGGCTGATGAAGGAATTTTGAAATGTTATTTTTTCAGAAAGAATGGAAATAAGTGGGGATTCAAAGACAATAACATAGCGTATTATCTAATAGCCAATGACCTTGTAAAAGGCTTAAAGGAATTGTATACAAATAGAGGTTGTAACATTGCAAACTTATCAAAGAGAATGCATAACATTACATTATTACCTATCGTGTATGAATTTATCTTCTTTTTTATAGACAAATTAAATGACCAAGCTAAAAATGAAATAAATCTTAATATATTGAATCTTATAAAAGAAAAAAGGATTCTCGATTTTACAGGTAATAGTGATTCATTAAATCTTAATAAAATGTCTCTTGATGTTTTATTCTTTTGCTTATTTATCCGATTAAATAAAGTACCTCTTAGTGAAGATCTAAATTATATTTTCAAACGAATCTCCCACTATTATTCTTTCTCTAAATTAATTAATCCTAATTTAGGATCAGCTATAAGAAGATACTTCAAGGCTTCAAGCATTGTTGCAGCGGAATTTAGGCGGATTAATTTGAAAGGGTATAATTTTGATGATTCTAAATTAGACCATGTAAAATTTATCCAAGACAAAATAACAGAAAGTCGTTTTAATAGAGTTGTATTTACCTCAACAGTCTTTGACTTATGCTATATTAAGAAAAGTGAATTCGAGGATATTTCTGGAGAGATAGAATTTAAAAATAGTTTTTTGCATGAATTTAGCATTGATGCTCCTAAGCCAAATTCGAGCATATCATTTTATGGATGTAAGATACAAATGATTTCTATTAATTCTGATAATGTAAATGTTGCAAAATGGATCGATATAAGACTAAAGAATTGTGTTATTGAACAGTTTAAATTAGATAACATGAAAGTGCGTTTTTATTTAGATAATTGTATCTTAAATAATAAAATAGATTGCAAAAATTCAATGATAGATATAATAATTGAAAAACAAGAAAATAATAGTGAAGTGAAAATTGAAAAATTAAATTTTCAGGATAAATATTTCAATATTGACAAAAGGTCAAAGTTTATTTCGCAAAAGAATGAGGATGAATGATAAACATTGGCTATTATTGCATTTCAATAGTAATTCGTAAGTCCCCGATAAAGTCTTCGTTGTATAGTTTTTTTTGCAGAGTCTTTGAAAAGGATTATGCGAAAAATGAGCAAAGAAGAATTTTTAGAAATCCTATCTCGTCAACAGCGTAGCGATTTGACGATAAAAGAGCATTTATAGACAAAGGTTATTCTGTCGAGTATAGAAGTGAAATAGCCGCCGGAAGATATGTGATTATAGAGCTACAATGGAAATGAAAACGAAAACAAGTAAAGTCACGTTTCTACTCCGTCCCAAAAATCTGCAAAAAGCATTATTTATCTTTCCCACTTTTCATATTAACGTTCATCAAAGAAGAATGCAAGACTTTACAGGTTACCAGTGAAATACTTTCCTGTAATTCTTTATTTTACCAGCAATTCGGCATTGATATCAACAAAGGAATTATAACATACAGAACAAAGTATTGACAAGCCGTGTCAGTACTTTGTTTTCCTCATTTTTCCCCTTAGCTTCCTTATTAAGTACCTTCGTTTCTGTAACGCAAAAAAAGCAATTATGGAAATTATTTACAGAAAACTAGAGGAACTGAAGAAACTGGAAAACAATCCAAGAACTATTTCGGATGAACAGCTGGACAAACTTAAAGAGTCAATCCGAAACAATCCGGATTATTTCGAAGCCCGACCGATCATCCTGTCAGACCGTACTGGCGAATTGATCATTATAGCCGGAAACCAAAGGTATGATGCCTGTATATCGCTAGGTATGCAACAAGTACCGACCGTTCTTATTCCCAACCTAACCGAGGAAAGGGAACGTGAGCTAATCATCCGTGATAACGTTAACAACGGACAATGGGACATAACCAAGTTGTTTGACTGGGATTGTAACGAGTTGCTTAATTGGGGTATGGAAGGCATCAGCTTTCCTGATCCGACAGATTTTTCAGAAGATATAGAAGACAGTCATAATGTACTCAAGAACACAAACTATGAAGCCGGAGCTCATATCAAATATTTAGTATTTGAGGGGTATAAGATTCCAGTCAGTGAAAGCGAACTGGAAGCACTGAAAGCACGGGCTTCTGAATATTTGGATGAGAACGGTGTAATGGTTGGTTTTGTTAATAATCTACTTGGCTTATGATGGAATACATAGACATATCAATATTGAACCCGGCAGAATATAACCCACGCCTGCTCACTAATGAAGCACAAGAAGCTTTAAAGGAATCCATCAAGGAATTAGGCATTATCAAACCGATCATCATACGTCAATCGGATAAACGTATCATGGCAGGACACCAACGTACAAAAACAATGAAACTGCTTGGGTACACCCATGTCCCAGCCTTTATTCTTGACGGTGTAAACTCCACCGATGAAGTAAGGTTCAACCAACTTCACAACTATGCAGAATGTGAGTTGTCGGAAATCCAACCAGAAATCAATGTAAATCTTCCTAAAGGAACAGAAGGATTTTATACTGTATCCAACAAAGATATCTCCATTCTTTCCAAAGGAGGAAACAACTCACGTGTTGTTGACCTTACGAAAATGATTCTCCGTTATGGCCAGTTTGCAAATGCCGTATGTGACCATACCGGGAAAGTGATCATCTCAACAGTATATGCCAAAACGGTAAAACTATTAGGTATGGACCTACTTGTATATGTCCTTCCAAAAGGGAAAGAAGAAATCGCGCTCAAATACTTCTCTAAGGAATATGGAGTGTTCGAGTATTCCCATCTGGAACGAAAGACCTATATACAGTCTTTTGCCCAAAAGGCGCGGCTACGGCAAAAGAACGGGGTTCCAAGCAAGCGTAGCCATTCAACGTTGTATGAAACACAGGTCATACCATACATCACCAAGGATATGCGCATACTCGATTTCGGTGCCGGACAAAAGGATTACGCAACCATGCTGAAGAAAAAAGGCTATCTCATTGACGCCATTGAATTCTTCCACCGCAAAGATGGAGCGGACATCATTGATGAAAAGGAAATCAGGCAAGACTGTGCTTCCATATGCAAGACCTTGTCGGACTACGGGCTGTACGATGTGGTTGTGTGCGATAGCGTGTTGAACTCTGTAAACTCAGAAGAGGATGAAAAGAATGTCTTACTTTCGTTATCAGCATTATGCAAGCCCGGAGGAATGATATTCTGGTCTGGCATTCCGCTGCTGTTCGCCCAGAAATCATCTGAACGCAAGGAAACACACGACCATCGTTCTAAAGCCGTATTTCTTGACGCAAAGAACTTCACAGCCAACTTCCGTTTTGGTGAATGGTACTTCCAGCATTATCATTCCACAGCTGACATCATCAGATTAAACACAGCTTACATCGGAAAGGATTTTAACATATTCGATAAAGGAATGAAGATAAGCCCAGAAAAAGAGTTAAGAGGTTCGTCATTTCAAGTAGCATCAACCAACGGAAGGAGCGCAAGTAAGAATGATTATCTGAAAGCGTTGCAATATGAATTCACACTTCCTCTTCCCAATAATCGCAAATGGGATCTGGACAAAGAAATTATACCAATCTTTAAAACACTATAAACAATGGCAGCACCTAAAGGAAATCAGTTTTGGATGTTACGCAGCAAGCATGGCAGGGATAAACTCTTCGCCACGCCTGAAGCGTTATGGGAGGCGGCGTGCGAATATTTCCAATGGTGTGATGAAAACCCATGGACAACAAGAAAGGCTATACAACGTACCATGCCTGTTAGACGCAAAAAAGGTAAAAGAACAGAAACTGTTAATGAACAGCAAACACAACAAGAAGTTTCACCTACACAGCGCCCCTACTCTCTCACCGGATTATGTATCTATCTAGGTACTTCATCACGTTGGTGGAGTAGCTTCAGAAGTGAATGCATGAAAAAAAATGATGAAGATTTTTTGCACGTCATCGCGCGGGTGGAAGAAACCATCGAGACTCAACAATTTGAAGGAGCCTGTGTTGGCGCTTTCAATGCAAACATTATAGCCCGAAAGCTAGGGTTGTCCGACAAACAGGAAGTGGATCATACAACACAAGGCAAACCCTTCAACGGATTTGACTTTCTTCCCTATACTCCCGAAGCTGACAAATTGAAGTAATATGGAGCAAAAGGTTAACTTAAAACAGCGATTGGCATACAATTTTCTTCGTGACAGCAAAACGAAATTTTTATTGTATGGTGGTGCCGGAGGTGGTGGTAAATCATGGCTAGGCTGTGAATGGCTGATGCAATGTGCCTACTATCTTCCCGGTACTCGCTGGTTTGTTGGCCGAAATAATTTGAAGGATAGCCGTGAGTCCGTTACCGTGACCTTCAATAAGGTAGCATCTTCTCACAGCTTCACGGCATACAAGACAACAAATGAAGGGATAGCCTTCGACAACGGAAGTGAAATCGTTTATATTGACTTGACGTATTATCCGGTGAAAGATCCGATGTATGAACGATTGGGGTCTAAGGAATATACAGGAGGATGGATAGAGGAAGCTGGTGAAGTGCACTACCTTGCCTTCGAAGTCTTGAAAACCCGTATCGGCCGCCACATGAACGATGTATATCATGTACCCGGAAAGATACTTATCACCTGCAACCCAAAGAAAAACTGGCTATACCGTGAATTCTACAAGCCCTGGAAAGAAGACAAATTACAAGCTCCTTATGCTTTTATCCAAGCTTTGGTGCAGGATAATCCTTGGGCAACAGAAGACTACATCGAAAGTCTTCGGAACACAAAAGACCGGGTAACAAAGGAACGCCTATATTTCGGCAATTGGGAGTATGATAATGACCCGACTGCCCTGTGTAACTACGACGCTATCTGTGACTTGTTCACGAATGAGTTCATTGCTCCTGCAGGTGAATCTACCGGTTCTGCAGACCTTGCAATGAAGGGACGAGACAGATTTATCGCCGGTCATTGGAAAGGGAATGTGTGTTTTATCAAACTAGATCAGGAATACAGTACTGGAAAATCCATTGAAACAGACCTGAAGCGGATGATGATAGAATGCTCTATTCCTCGTAGTAAGATGATTGCGGACTCTGACGGATTGGGGAACTATCTTGAAAGCTATCTGAACGGTATCAAGGAGTTTCATGGAGGAGCACGACCTATTAATCCTGAATTTGACAATTTGAAATCAGAGTGTGCCTTCAAACTGGCTGAGATGATTAACAATCGATTGCTTCGTATCGTATGCACGGAAGCACAGCGGGAACGGATCATTGAAGAATTGTCAGTTCTCAAACAAGCACATATTGATGCAGACACACGGAAGAAAGGAATAATCAGCAAAGAAAAAATGAAAGAAATATTAGGTCATTCCACAGATTACCTTGATATGCTGATAATGGCAATGATATTCCGCATCAAACCAACACCCAAACGACCAAAAGCAAAAATAGGAAAGATATGACAGTAAAAGAATTTTTGACAATAAGCAGCATTGCCATCGAACCTGAGGTTATCAGGACCAAGTTGGATGAACTGAGAAAACCTTATCAACTAGGGCAGTATAAGACACCAAATACCCTAAACGACATAAATATGGGAGAACTGATGCAACTGCAATCCATCGAAACAGAACACGATATCTTGTTCGTTCCCTGTACTGTACTGATGGGGCTGAGTAAACGTTATATATCCCAACTTCCAGCTACCGATGTACTAGGATTCGTACAATGGGTGGCCAAAGAAGTCGAACGAATAAATAAACTATTCGCGTCGACTAATGTACCACCCACACCCGAAGAGAAGCAAGCAGGATCTGAATTGCTGAATTTCGGACCTTTCGGCATGATTGATTACTATGCGCAGCGCATGGGTATCACTGATCATGCAGAAGTAGACAGCGTGCCATGGGTCAGAGTATATAAATGTCTTGACATGGACGCCAAAAGAGTAAGATTCGAACGTAGATTAAGAAACATATTAAGTAAGAAGAAATGACGGTAGAGCAAAAAATTAAAAAGATAGTAGACTCCATGGAGGGGGTAAGTTACCTTTTTGACAACTGGCAAACAGCCAATATAAGACTGGACAAGGTTAAATTGCCGGCAGTGCTTAATCTCCTTCCTGTAAGCGGAACTTTTAATCTAGGCAGACAGCAGTTAAGAGACTGCCCTAACTGTATGATGGCATTCATGAATAAAACCGAGTTCGATTTTGATGGCACAGAAAATGATGCAGTGATAGAAGGATGCAAGAATAAAGCCAAGGAATTCATATTGCTATTGAACAGGAGTGGGATGTTCAAAGAAATATCAGGAGATATCCCTTATTCTGTTTTCTATGACAAGCTGGATGTTAATGTAACCGGAATAGTTATCCAACTTAAGTTGGAAGAGATAATGGGTACTGTTATTTGCAACAAGAGCGTGAAAGAGATTGTATATGGCAGCAGAAACTAAAGCCGAAACCCTAAGGATAATAGGTGAAGAGCTGGAAGCGTTACGCAAGCGAATTATAGCCAACCATGAAGCAGCCGGACAAGTAGCCAGTGGAAGGACTAAGGGCAGTCTGAAAGTAGAAATGTCGGAGGACGGAGGCGTTTTGTGGGGCAGGCAGGCATTCACGGTACTAGAAACCGGACGTGGACCAGGGAAAGTTCCGAAAGGATTTTACAAGATTATCCGCCAATGGGTGGAAGATAAGGGTATACAAGTAAAGAAGCCCGATTCCTTCGCCTACCTTGTCGCTAGAAAGATAGCCAAGGAAGGAACGGAACTATACCGAAACAGGAAACATGAGGAAATCTATTCCCGTGATCTAGAAAATACCATGGACAATATAGCCAGCAGGGTATCGACTATATATGAAACAGAAGTTGAACATATAAATCTGAATTTCGACAATGAGAACACATACGATAGATAATACAACAATTGAATATCCTGACCAAATAGGATTCTGCTTTAATCCTGTGATAATAAATATCCTTGGCGGAAACTATCAATCTGTTACTGCAACGGTAACGGACACCACCACAGCCACATCAGATAGAGAGAACAGAGCGACGTTCGGTGGTTCCTGCTTCTTTGACCTATCATTCTATACGCAGAGCTATTTTGACGAATACAGAGAAGTCGATTACAAGTCAGCTCACGCCGAAGATAGTAAGTTAGGACGTCTGTTTAGCATAGAGCTTGATATGTATAACGAATCAGGAACACTTGAAAACAGCTTCCAGTTCAACGTATTCATATTGTGGGGAGCCAGTAAGGTTGGAGAGCAGTATAATGGAAGCCGAGTGCTGACATGGTTCAAGAACTACCCATTCTCTGTAGGCTTATACTCTGCGACATCAGGAAATGTAAAAGTAACTATAGATGGTTCCGAAAGCTCCCCTATCGCATTATCAGGACAAAATGCATGGAATATCATTCTTGCTGGAATAGATGCTTCAGACAAGGTGGAATTTTATCTACCTGGAAGTAATACGGCAGCATCTGTTTTTGACCACACCTTTGATTTCACCTTCCGAGGGATGCTCAATATGGCCACAAAGATCACTTGTAAGGTTGACAATTCAGACTGTGGAATATACTTGAGATGGATCAACCGCCATGGAATGTGGTGTTACTGGCTGTTCATGCAAGGAGACGAGACTTCGCAGGTATCCAATGACGGAGAGTTCATCAGAAACAATATGCAGGATTACAGTTACAAGAACGGATACCATGGAGGTAGCGGACGAAAGCAAAGGAAAATGGAGGAAACGACACTTCCTGTATGCGCTCCATTAATAGACAGCATAACTTATGACTTCCTTTACCAAATGGCCACATCTCCTGTTGTTGATATGTTCATGGGCTATGATGATAACGGTAACGCCAGATGGATGGCCGTAAATGTGTCTGTAGGAAGTTTCGTCAAACAGCGGGTATCACTACAAGACTTTGAAGCGAACATTATATTACCTGAAACTAACGTGCAGAGCTTATGACAGAACAACTACTATTCATAGATAACAAAGCAATGGATCTTAATGAAAGTACCAATATAACATTGAATTTTAGAAGTAATATTTTTAGCGATGTAAGCAAGATCACAAGCAACAACACATACTCCATCAAGCTACCTTTGACAGTCAATAACTGTCATGTGATTAATTATGCGCATCTCCCATCCCATTCAGCACAATATGCTCGTATCAACCACAAAGGACGCTATTTGCGCAATGGGATTGAAATCATACCGGATGCCAGCGTCATTCTTATAGAAATATCCGAGACCATAGATATAGCCATGACATGGGGCAATGTTTCTAAATTTGCAGAAATTGTAAATGACAACAAGACATTGCAGGATTTGTCGTACGGCAGGACAGAAAACGAAGATTACATCATTTGGAAGAAAGTAGACAATTCGCCCCGAATACCTAAAATTGATTATGGCTTTAAAAATGATGAGTCGGCTGCCTGGTATCACCCTGTGGTTACAGCTATGTGGGTTTTGAACAAAATAGAAGCTGATGCCGATATCACCTTTAAATTCCAAGAACAACACTACGAACTGTTGAAAACTTTAGTTATTCCATTGCTTTCAAGAAATAGCGCACCAAAAGAAATCGAAGCTCGCACTACAACTTTAACAAATGACGGAATATCTCCATATAATATTCCAGGAGGATGGATTCTAAAAATATTCCAATTTGTGGAAAGTGGATCTGACTATTATGTGGCTATAACAAAAGATTCGTCAGGCAAGGTAATCGGATTCAAGCCGCAGAAAGAGAACGTACCCCTTAGAATTATTGGAACTATCAATATAATAGTCAATACCAGCCAGGAACCGCAAAGTTCAGGTGAATATGGTGTTTCTTTCGATATACGGAACAAAGAATCCATAACCAGCAAGTTGAAATTCAGGTGTAATCCGAGTATATCCTTATTACAAGAAAATCAATACAGGTATTCTTTCACTATAGATGGGGAGTTTAATCCAGGAGATACAGAGGAACTCAGCGCTATACTGTACGATCCTTATGCAGAATTGGGGAATTATACAATAGAAGAAGGAAGCTATGTCAAAATAACGATGCGAGATACTGTCTATTTGAAAGACACTGATGAAGCAAATTCCCGGTTCTATTATGTTCCAAACCTACCTGATATAAAGCAGATAGACTTTATCAAAGCTATAGCATCTATTTGTGGAACTTTCGCCATTCCCGGCAATGGAAATGTCGTAAGCTTCGTTCCTATTGATACCATCATAGAAAATAAGATCAAAGCTCTGAACTGGACCAAAAGAGTTATCGCCTCATATAGTGCAAACCGTCCTAAAAATATATCTTTCAAAATTGACGGATTCTCTCAAAGGAATGTATACAAATGGAAAAATGACGACAAAAACAAATACAATGGAATCATATACGTTGACGATAAGACTTTGGAATATGAACAGGAAACGCTGACATTGCCTTTCGCAGCGTCTGAAATGAAAGGTGGAATCGCAACTATCCCGATATATTCCTATACATCTGACGGAGTTTTACAATATAACGAAAGTACAGATCCCAGACTACTGGTCCTAAAGAACGACAATACAGCAACTTTTGACGGTCTGGACTGGAACACTATTATTGAAAACAACTACAAATCTTATCAGAAATATATCAGAGAACCTAAGATTATTACCGAGCTGGTAGAAATCAGAGATCATGAATTACGAAACTTGGATATGTCTGTACCTGTTTATCTGGCCCAATATGGAAAATATTACGCAGTCATATCAATAAAAGCAGAGAAAACAGGTATTTGCGAATGTAAACTTTTTCAATTGGATTAATTATGGCAGACAAAGTAGAAAAGATACTTGATATCAAAGTGAATTATAATGAGGCTATCAAAGCTATAGCCGAGTATCAGACAAAAATCGACAAAGCCAAAGAAGCAGAGGCGAAACTGAAGGAACAGTTAAAGGCTGGAGACATAAAAAGGCAGCAGTACAATGAAGAAATGGCGGCATCTAAAGCCTATATCAACGACTGTAATGATTCGATACGTATTATAACGAAAACAATGCAAAATCAGCTCAAGCAAGAGAAGGCACAAGAAAACAGCCTTGTTTCTCTCCGTGCCAAACTGTCAAACCTAACGGCTGAATACGATGCTTTATCCGAAGCGGAACGAAATGCGGATACAGGCATGGACATAAAAAACAGAATTAATGAGGTTACTGATGCTCTAAAGGGCGCTGAAGAAGAAACACAGCGGTATTACCGAAATGTTGGCAATTACAAGGAAGCTATAATGGAAGCCGCCAATGCCAATATCCCGTTCGTGCAGCAGATAAATGTAATGGTGACCTCCTTGGGTGGAGTAAGAAATTATTTGTCTGGAGTAAAAACAGAAATGCTTGCTGTTTCGACCACTACAACCGGCTGGATTAAAGTTTTGAAACTGTTGAAAGTTGCTCTACTTGGAACTGGTATTGGGGTATTAATTGTAGCTTTAGGATCTTTGGTATCATGGTTCACCAAAACACAGAAGGGCGTGGAAGCAGCCAATAAAATAATGGGTGCTCTGGGTGCCACTGTAAATGTCTTAATAGACCGGGCAGGCAAGTTGGGAAATACTTTAGTAAATCTATTTACCGGGAACTTCAAACAGGCGGGGAATGATGCCAAAGCCATATTCGCTGGCATCGGTGATGAAATAGTCAATGAGACCAAACAGGCGTGGAAGTTGGCAGAAGTCTTGAATGAAATAGACAAGAAGGAAGTTATGCTGTCCATGTCACGTGCTGCTAACCGCGCTGAAATTGAGAAGTTGAAAAAAGCTGCTGACGACCAGACCCTGTCCACACAGGAACGTATCAAAGCTGCGGAAAAAGCTGCAGCAATGGAAAAGGAGGACTTAAAAATCCAAACAGACTTAGCGAAAGCAAGAATTGCCAATATGCTCGGATATACTAAAGTAACAAAGGAAGCCCTTAAGACCATTGAGGCCATGCAAAAAGGAGCTATTACAGCAGATGAAGCTATTGGAAAAATCGGTATATCGGAAAGCACTATTGATGACCTTAGGAAATTAAGCGAAGAAGTAAACAGATTAAGTGAATTGGAAGAAAGCAGTTACACCCGTCAGACAGAGCAGCAAAACACCCTAAATTCTATCCGCCAGGAAGGTGCAGACAAAGCAAAGGAAGCAAAGCAAACAGAACTGGAAGCAGTAAGGGCAGCAGAAGATGCTATGCTTGCCTTAGTGAAAGACAAGAGAGAACAAGCACGGAAAGAGATTGAATTGAACTTTTCCCGGCAGATTGAGGATTTGCAAATCAGTTTAAAGCAAGAAGAGAACCTTACCGCCAAGGCTCGTGAAGCCATCAACGCAAAAATAAAGGCTCTGGAACAACAAAAATCCATGGAGCTTAACAAACTGTCTGATGAGGAGCTGAAAAAAGAACTGGAGAACCGTTTGAAGATGATATCCCTGCAATTGGAATCAGTCAAGGAAGGCAGCGTGCAGGAATACCAGTTGAAGTTGCAACAGTTACAGGCACAACAAGAGGCGGAACTTACCAGCACAGAACAGACCGAAGAAATAAAACTGGCCATTAAAGCAAAGTACAATACCAAGATAGACGAACTGGCAACAGCTCATGAGCAGGATATTATCAACAAGCAACAGGAAGCCATGCGCATACGCTTTGAAACGGAAATCGCACAAGCATATGATAACGAAGAGGAAATTCTTCGTATAAGGATGGAACAAAAGAAAGCCGAGCTCGATAGCCTGCAGCAAATGGAAGGTGAAAGTATAGAAGCATTCAATCTTCGCAAGTTGGAAGTACAGAATGCTTATCTGGAATCCAAAAAAGGACTGAGCGATAAGGAGATTGAAATAGAACAAGCTAAATATGAAGCAATGGAACAGGTGACAAATGGTCTTGTAGCTCTCACAGAACAAATTGGGGAGTCTGACAGAGGGTTTGCTATGGCAAGCAAAATGTTGGCTTTGGCAGAGATCGCCATCAATTCAGGTAAGGCGATCGCAAAAATGGTATCCGCTGAATCAGGGAAAGGTATTCTTGGTATAGCTACAATGGCATCAGGTATTGCAACAATCCTTTCTAACATTGCAAATGCTGTTAAGATAGTAAAAAGTGCTAAATTTGCAGAAGGTGGTTTGGTTACAGGACCGGGGACAGGAACGAGCGACAGTATTCCGGCACAGTTGTCGAATGGAGAATCCGTTATAACTGCCAAAGCTACGTCCATGTTCGCCCCTATCCTATCATCCTTCAATATGATGGGTGGAGGTGTACCTATTAATGTAACAGCAACGAATAATCAAACTTTAGGCGAAGATATGCTGGCCAGAGCAGTCGCCAAAGGAATGATGATGGCTCCTGCCCCTGTCGTTTCTGTAGAAGAGTTTACCTCAGTTGCGAATAGAATTAAATACATAGAAGAAAGCGGTAGTTTATGAAAGCATACGAACTATTATATATAAACAGGAACACTCTTAGGATAATGTCTGAAATGTCATTGGATGCATCAGATATTAAATACCTGGAAATGTATAAAGACTACACCCGTCTTACGGCTGAAGGTCATAAAAAGGCATATATCATGCAGTACCTGGCAGATGAATACAGCATTTCAGAAAGGACCATCTATAGAGTCATTGACAGGTTGTCCGTTGACGTTTCAATTCAATAAGGGGGAAGATTATTCTTCCCCCTATTTTTTTACTGACAAAGCGTGTCAGTGCTATTATGTTCTGAAATTCTTATAGCCATATACCGTTTTTTACCTTTGCTTCAAAATAGATTAGATATGGCGAAATTATACATCAACAAAGATATTGTTGCGGATAAAGACAAAATGGAAAATTGGTATCTAACTGGTGAAGAGGGATTGTCTTTTCCCGATATTCAAAATTTCCTATCTTGGATAGATCCGAATGACCACGTTATTGATATTGAGATACATTCATGCGGTGGTGATGCCGTTGAAGGGTATGCCATTTATGACGCCTTACGTGCTTCAGGAAAGCAAATCAGCTGTACTGCAGTAGGACGATGTGCATCCATGGCAACCGTGATATTATTGGCCGCTGCAAAAGAAAGACGTTTTGCTTATCCACATGCAAAGTTTCTTATTCACAAGCCTTATATGGCTTCATACGATGGAGACCTTGATCTTGAAACCCTAGAATCAATAAAATCAAACTTGGAGAGTGAAAAAAACAAGATGCTAGCTTTGTATGTAGAACGCACAGGATCGGAAGCCTCAGTTATCGAAGCCCAAATGAATAAAGCCGGTTGGTTTGGTGGTGAAACAGCCAAACAATTAGGTTTTATCACGACCGTTCTTATGCCTACAACTGCCAAAGGGAGAACTTACACATTTAATAACAAAAAAATGAACAAAGAAAAAGAAGTAACAGTGAAGCAGACTATCATAGACAGGCTGCTGGCCAAATGCGGCTATCAAAAAATTGAAGACGTACAGGTCGTATCTATGGAATTGACAAATGCCGAAGGTAACACGCTTACCGTGGAAAGAGATGAAGGTGAACCCCAAGTGGGAGATGCAGCAAGTCCCGATGGCGAACATGTCATGCCTGACGGGAAGACTATCATTGTAACAGATGGCGTTATTACAGAGATTAAAGATCCTGATGAATCGGAAGAGGATGAAGTGAAAGCTTTGAAAGCCCGTATAGAAGAGTTGGAAACTGAGAATGCTTCTCTAAAGACGAATGCCCGTACCATTGAGGACAACAAGATTCTGAACGCAGTCCGTATGGCCGGGGGCGAAAACTGGCTGGCAAAACATTGTAGTACTTATAAAGTGTCAGCTCGTACCCAAACGTTCAACAAAGGTATAAAAGGAGTAGAAGAAAATGAAACGCCTATTCAGAGAAAACTTCGTGAAGAAAGAGAAAAAAGAAACAACAAGTAATAAAAGGAGGGGAAATGCCTATTTTAGATTTTGCCAAACTTACACCTGACAATCAGGCTGTAAAGGACTTGAAAGACCTTATTCAGTTAACAGTCTTTCAAAACGAGGACATGGAGCGTTTCATGACGTTTATGCCCAATGTGACTAACGGTAAAAAAGCTGGTTTTATCGGTGAAATGGAAGATGTCGGAGTAGCCGGCTCCGGATGCGACCCTGAATATAAAAAAGTGGCTATCGCTGCCGCCCAAAAGGAATGGGAAATCGGGGATTGGCAAATTCCTTTGGAAATGTGCTATACAGACTTGGAAAACACCATCGCCAAGTACTGCCTTAAAACGGGAACAAATATAGGAGACCTGACATCGACCGAATATATGGACGGTATTGTACTGCCGAAGCTGTCTGAAGCTATGATGAAAATGATGTGGCGTTTTACATGGTTTGGAGATAAATCAGCAGCGTCTGTCACTGGAGGTGGTCAAATCACTGACGGAGTAAACATCGAACTATTTAAAACATGTGACGGTTTTTTCAAACGTCTGTTTGCCATCTGTACCAACAATACCGGACAGCACACTGAAATTGCAGCCAACGCAGAAGAATCGTATGCATTACAAAAATCAAAGATGAAAGAAACAGGCATTGCCACATCAATATTCGATGCGATGTTGCAAGATGCCGACAGCCGGATTTTCCAAAAAGACGGATGCGCAATTTTCGCCACCAAGTCAATGTGCGATGCTCTGACTCACGATATGAAAGAAAAGTACAAGGTAATCATGCCTTGGGAAGTTGTATTTGACGGTGTAGAGGTCAGCAAATACGATGGAACAACCATCGTTAAATGTTCCATTTGGGACAGATTTATTCAAGCCTATCAGAACAACAAAACCAAACTTAACTTACCACATCGTGCCGTTTTATGTTCTCCTGAGAACTTGATGTATGGATGTGAGGGCACCGAACCGATGTCGGACTTGGATATTTGGTTTGATAAGAAAGCCCGCAAGAACTACATTTATTCAACAGGAAAATTAGGCTCCATGATTGGCGAAGATGAGTTGGTACAGGTAGCATACTAACGAAAAGAGCAAATATGGCAATATGTGATATAACAATCAAAAAGGACATCGCACCATCGTGCGATGATCCTATCGTTCCCGGGCTGGAACAGGAAGGTGTGATAATGAATCGCGCAGACGTGGATTTCGGTGCGGTTACATTCAACGCAACCCGTAAGAATGTGATCGAAACTCTTGCACTGAAAACAGGTAAAAAAGGTTACAAGGTACAGGTATTCGGTGCAACCCCCTTTACAGGTACCAATACAGCCTTGGCAACAGGAACCTATCGTAACACGTTCACTAACACAGTGAACATGGTTGTATTAGCAAATGACCCCGATGTATGCAATGACATTATTGATGGGCTTGCTAACGGTGATTTTGTCGTTGTATTGGAAAATAAGGCTAAAGGGTTAAATAAAACCGAGAATCCGGGAGATTCAGCTTTCCAGGTTTACGGTTACTACCAAGGTTTGAAAGCCGCAGAGATCGGCAATGACAAGTATTCCGAAGAAACGGAAGGGGGATGGAATATCTCTTTGCAAGAAACCAAGGTTCCCAAATCAGCATTATTCTTGTACAAAACATCTTACGATGCGACAAAAACGCTTGTTGAAACACTGACAAAACCAACTGAATGATTATGGAGTTAGAAGAAGTGGTTGATAAATTAAAGGAGCTAGGAGATCTTCCCTCCTACTCCTCTTCTGATAAATCGGAGATAGAAAGATTGTACAAGGAAGTATTAGGAAAAGAATTCACTAAGACATCATGTAACGACTGCTATCGCGATGCTGTAATCGAAATGACTGTTTACATCAAAAAGAATAACCGTATGAAAGAAAAATGTAATTATATATTAAAGAATGGTGTCCTGCTTCAACCGGAGTTCGGAAGCAATAAAATGTACACTAATGACAACCTCACTGATGAAGTTGCTGAAAAGTACCTTGCCAAAAATCCGAAAGGTGAAATTTATTTCGCCCATGTACCTACGGACTGGAAAGAACGTGTTAACAAATGTGGATACAATCAAAGCCTGCTTGATTCAATGGTAGAATCATTGCAAGACGGAGTTTCTGAAGAATCCGTGGCTGACACGTTGAAAGATTTCCAAATCAACGGCAAGAAGATCAGTAAAAAAGATCTGAATCTGCATCTAAGCAAGGCCATTGAGATTATGAACGCAATGAATGGAAAAGGCGAAGGTAAAGTTGACTAAAAGATATAAAGGACGGACGTAAACCTCACGAACATGAGAGTAAGAGATCTAAAAAAGAAAAGCAGTAACCGCATTGATACCAGCTATTTACAAAATCTAGGAATTCAAGCCTACGGACAGGACAACCTATATCCACAGACATTAAAGAATATCATTGCTGCAAGCTCTACTGCATCTGAATGCTCAGACCGTTTCGCTGACTTTATCGAAGGAAACGGATTCCGTGAGGTTGCGTTTTCCAAATATGTGGTCAATCGAAAAGGTGACACATTGGATGATGTACACATGTTACTATGTAAAGACATGTCCGAACTCAATGGAATAGCAATCCATGTTAACTACAATGTTTTCTGTGAGATAGTGGAAATGCAGCACGTACCGTTTGAAAATTGCCGTCTGACGGAAGAAGATGAAAACGGTTATGTGGCAAAAATAGCAGTACATCCAGACTGGAGCGGAAAGAAGACACGTAAAGGGAAAGCTCTGCAGGTCAAGAAAGAAAACATCGACTACATAGACGTTTTTAACCCCAAAAAAGATGTGATACTGGCTCAAATAGAAGCTGCCGGAGGCATTGAATACTACAAAGGTCAAATCCTATGGGTGTCAATGGCCGGGAAAAATACTTATCCTGTCGGGAAAGGTGACCGGGTGGCTACAGAAATGAGTACCGATGAAGGGCTGTCCAATGTCAAGTACAGAAATGTACGAAATAATTTCTTCCCTGGCGCTATGGTATTCACCAAAAAGGGATCGAACATAACCTTTGACGAAGAAGGCAACGAAGTGAAAGATACAGACGATGACGACAGTTTCTCAAATACACTCATCCAGTTGCAAGGTGATACGAATGCAGGAAAGATTATGGAAGTTACTTTAGAAAGCGATGAGGAAAAACCTGAAATAATAAATCTGAACTCACAAAATTACGACAAAGAATTTACCGTTACTGACGCAAGTGTGGTTGAACGTATTTATTCAGCTTATGGCCAAGAGCCATGGTATTGCATCCGTATTGGTAAAGTCGGATTCTCGGGCGATATTTTGGAAGATGCCTTCGAGTACTATAACTCTATCGTCAGCAAGCAACAGCGCTTAATAGAGCGCACCTTTAGCCGTATATTCAGCTATTGGTATGAGGTAGTCAATCCCTCTAATGATTATAGTGTGGAACCATTAAAGTATGTACGAAATGCAGCAGTATCTAATAACAACATATGAGGTATCGGCTTTGTCTCGCGGAATGTCTGTACATCTCGATCCTGACAAGATAGAAACCTACATCCGTGAGTCGGAGAATATCTACATCAAATCAGCGTTGGGAGACGAACTGTTCCTTGACGTGAAAAAAAATCCTGAAAAATACCAGCTATTGCTTGACGGAGGTACTTATGAAACTAAATGTAAAAAGAAGATAATCATCACTGGACTTCGCGTAGCTTTGGCTTATTATACCTATGCCTGTATTGTCAAAAATGGAGATGGGAATGTATCCCGTTTTGGCTTCGTAAACAAGGAAGGTGAATATAGCAGTCATACAGTATTCAAGGAAAAGATGATGGTGTATAGCGATGCATGTAGTATAGCTGACCGCTACCTGAAAGAATGCGTGCTTTACCTAAAAGAATGCGGTATGCCACTTTATAACGGTGAAGGGAAATTAAAATCTAATAGAACTGTTTTTCGTGTAATAGGAGAATGAGCGATTCTGTTGACATATTAAAGAAACTGGCTCTTCAAGTAAGAAACGCATCTACAGAAGGAGAGAATACAGCTGAAAGAATTGGGCGCATATTTATCGGGATTCTAGAAAACATGGATAATTCCGATTTAGAAAAGCTCACCAAATACTTCCTTCGTAAAGATAAAGAAGATATCGCCAATGAGTTGATCACTTTTTTAAAAGGTCTTTTAATTGGTAAGAACGGTAGTGGTTGGACCGTATTGGAAGATGGTACGACACAAGCTGTTGTTGACCGCTTGTATGTGAAGATTAAGGCTGTTTTTGACGAGCTTGAAGTGAAAAAGAAAACGCATGTTGGTGGTGAACAGATCATATCTCCGGCCGGAATGAAGTGTGTCCGTGTGGAGGAACTTGATGAGAGCTACCGTTGTTTCTTTTTGTCGGAAGTTGATGGAGTGACAGTCAATAACGAATTTACAGTCGGTACATTAGCATTAGCCCAAGAATTTAACATTAAAGAAGGTACATCTCACAATGTATCCAACCGCTACTACTGGCGTGAGGTGACAGGTGTAGGATCTGACTATATTGACTTGAGCAAAACCAATGCCGACAAGGACAGTGATGTTCCGGCTGCCGGTGATGATATTATTGGTTTGGGACACTTGACGGATATCACCCGTCAGGCAGCCATAATCCTTTCGTCTGTTAATGAGACTTCGCCTTCCATTATTTTCTATCAAGGTATCAACTCTTTCTCTCTTGCCGGGAAAGAAGTCATCGGGCTGGGCTTTGACAAGTCCACCGGACACGCCTATATCAATGTGTATGGTGACGCTTATATAGGCGCCAAGGATAAGAGTACCTATATTCGATATACCCAGAAAGGCGGTGTGGATATCAAGGGTATGTTTCACATTGAGCAGGGGTCCACCGGATGGCGTAACATGGAAGGCTTGCCGGATGAGATACAGGCGGCTGCCGATCTGGCTCAAAAGGCTCAGGATGCGATAGACAATGCGGCTGTCGGAAGTGTCAATCTGTTACGTAACTCCGGGTTTACCGGGAATTATAGTCCGGCGGATTTGAATATTAACACGGAGTTGTCGGATGGCAGTGAGGTGTATTCTGACAAACTCAACTATTGGAGCAATTCAGGAGCCTCTGTAATCAAGGATACTTCTGCCGTTTCAGGTTATTCCGTGACCATAGGCAGCATATCCCAGGCTGTGAACGCTCTGATTCCGGCCGAGAATTATGTCGTGTCCTTTAAGGCCAAGGGAGAGAATGTCACTGTGACATGTGGTGGATGGAATACTCGGCAACCCCTGACATCATCCTATCAGAAATTTGTGTTCAAATTCACATTCAACGGTGCCAAATCCCTTGCATTGACTGGCGCGTGCACCTTGTGTGATATACAGCTTGAGCGGGGTACTATCGCCACGGACTGGGCCCCGAATCCTCTTGACCGTGATGATTTCTATTCCACCTTCCTTGCACTCAAGTATCTGACGGATTATATAAAGGACGGTTCAGTGGATATACTTGGCGGTCTTATTCTGGCCGGTGCCATATTGCTTGGTAATTATAAGGATGGCAGGATGCGGGAAGTTACAGCGGGTATCAGCGGAACGTACAACGATGGGGATGATGTGTCCTTTTTCTCGGGAGGAAATCTGGAGAAGGCTATACGTACAGTCATGAAGTATAAGGATGATCCCGGATATGTCCCGTCTGAGGATGAGTTGAAAATGATGGCCAATTTTGTGGTTACCCACGGAGGGCGCGCGATCCTGAACGATGTGGTGCTGCGTGGGTACATCTATGCGCTTGGCGGCTTGTTCAAAGGTAAGGTGGAGATAGCCGGCGGGAAAATACTGTTGAATGAGGATGGTTCCGGGCAATTGGCGAACGGGAATGTCAAATGGGATGCTGACGGGAATCCTGAATTTGTCGGAAAAGTGAAAGTTTCCTCACCGTCAGGTTATGAGATAACCATATTCCCTGAAGATGAATATGGGAGACCGTCAATTGATATTCATGACAATGACGGTAATTCGCTTCTGGACATATCCCTTCAATATGGGTTGAAGGGCATGGTCCCCCGTGTGTTCATGAATGATCCTTCCAGTAGTGATGTATTGTATTTCCGTCCGGACGGTATGGTTGTCGAGCAAAGGGGAAGTGACGGCTATATATATCAGACCCAGATTATGGGAGGACGTATAATCATGGTCAAGGGTTCTGAGATCGTTTGGGACCAGAGCATCTTGCCGAAATAAATTAGTATGATATGGAACTGAATACAATACCTAATACAGGCACTTGGGGCGATGCCTCCAATCTCATCAATCTGAACAACCGCAAGCTTGCTTCCGAGGTGGACAAGGCGCTTTCCTCGACCGGAAAGTTCAAGGGGTGGTTCCGCAGTGAATCCCTGCTTTTCTCCAGATATCCCGTACCTTCAGCCGGATTTACCGCATGGGTGGGTGATCCGTATCCCGGTACGGTATATGGATGCGATAAAGACGGCATCTGGACCGATACGGGTGTCGTACCTTCAACCCCTTCCGTAAGTATGGACGGGTACGCCACTTCGGATGAGTTGGAGGCCGCATTGTCCATTGTGGCGGACAACGGTCTTGCTGTCGGCTCCAAGGTTCTCACCTCTGTGGACAAATCCGCTACGATTGAAAAAAAATACATAATGGCATCCAGCAAGACCCTTGTGGACGGTACCACTGATATTTATCTGTATCCTGTATCCTCCGGCTCCGTATACAAGGTCAAGGCCACAGTCTATCTGACCAATGCCTATCTGTACGCATTTGTCAGTTCAGAGGATATCGGACCTGCCACCATCGTTTCCGGCAGGAAGATTCCTCCCAACTCCGTGGACGGATATGTGGTGGCTCCCGCCGGTGCTTCTTTTTTGGCCATTCCCTATGTGTCCTCCTTCGGATGGGCCCCGTCCGTCAGCCGGGTAGACGAGCGGAGTGGGAATTTGCCTTCCCTGCTGGAAAGGGTGGATTCCGTGACGGACGGCCTGTCCGCGGAGGTGGCCCGTTCCACGGATAAGGATAAAGTGCACGATGCCCGTCTGGACGAGCTATCCGCTGCATTGGAGGATACTGGTGATGCACTTCCCATGCTTTCGTCTGCCGAAGGCGTGATAGAGGGTGACGGCAGTGTCAGCGGCGCTTCCGGGCATTGGTCAATGGTAGACTATTATGATGTGTCGTCCTACGGTGAGGTGGTTGCGGACACCCGTATTTCCAGCGGTGACAGATATCTTTATGCATTTTATTCCTCGACCGATCCTTCCCCGTCTTCCCTTGTGCTGCTCGGCTACAAGGTGTATGGCGGCGGAGAACTCACCGGCAAGGTGCTGGAGGTACCACAGGATGCTGTCATGCTGGCACTCTCCCGCACATCCGACAAGTCCAGCGGCGTTCATACCCGGGTATTCGGCATCTCCGGGTTACGTAATGATCTGACCGCTCTTGAGAATAAACATGACGGGGATGTGGAATCCCTTATATCGGCGCTGGAGGACACAGGAGAGCCCATACAGGCTTCATGGGTCCGTGAGGGTGTCATTACCGATGAAGGAAGCATCGGTGGCAGCTCCGGCAGCTGGATGTTTGTCGAATCCTATCCGGTAGATGGAGAACGGCAGGTTGTCGCCTATACAAGAATTTCCAGCGGCGATTACCGTCTTTATGCCTTTTATTCTTCAACCGATCCTTCCCCGTCTTCCCTTATACAGCTCGGCGACAAGGTATATGGGGGTGGTGTGGTTGACGCAACGCTGGATGTTCCTTCGGACGCTGTGCTGCTTGTGCTTCTGCGGACGGCGGACAACCGGTGCTCGGTCCGGCGGCGTGCTTTCGGGATCGGCGGATTGAGAAAGGATGTGAATGCCGTGACGGACAGGGTTGACAATGAGATTGTCCCGTTGCTTGAGAAGACAGCTGAAACCGCCGGAGAGGCGTATGACACGCTCGGTATAAAGTACACGCCCGTGGATGGTGAACCGCTGGAATCATCGGCCACATACAGCGGCCAATATCTTGTATATAGCAGCAAGAATCTTTCTCCGGTCAACGGGAATGATATCATCGTATTCCCGGTCTCAGGCGGGAACAGCTACAGGGTGGTCACACGGGCATATCTCCAGAACGCGTACCTGTACGCCTTCCTGAACGGTGCCGTTCCGGGGGAGGATACCATATTGTCCGGTCATAATGCAAGTGTGTCCAATTCGGTGGATGAAGTGCTTGAGGCACCTTCAGGTGCAACTCATCTGGCTGTAACCTATCAACGGACAGCCGGACTGTACCGTACTCCGGTGAAGGTCACTTACCGTAAGGAGAGCCTGTTGGACAATATCGGCGGTTTTGTCCCGGTGCGTACCGGCAACCTGTTTGACAAGTCACAGGCCGAATTTGACGTCCAGCTGGGCTGGGTGGGCGTGACCGGTCCTCTCGCCGGTGCGGTTACCACCGGATACATTGATCTCGGTCCGGGAAAACATGACGGGCAAATGTTGTCCTCTACTTACCTGTGGGCTCTGTGCTGCATGTATGACGGGAATAGGAAATGGCTGAACTCCACCAACGCATACAATAGTGTCGCGCTCGCTTCCGGAACACGTTATATCCGGGTATGTTATTACAGCAACGAGAGCGCGTCCGTCAAGGTGGATCTGTCCATGAAGGAGATAGCGGACACCCTTCAGCTGGTCATGGATTCCAGTTCCGCGGATATCATGCCGTATGAGGAGTCCGAATCAGAAACTCCGGAGAAACTGTATATACGCGGTCTTCCCTACTACCGGATCTCGGGGCCTTTCTCGGGCCGTATCATCGATACTCTCGGTGACAGTCTTACCGAGGCACGACGATACCAGAAGGCCATATCCAAACTGCTCGGATGCTCGGTGGACATCCATGGGATCGGCGGCACCACTGTTTCCGGTGCCCGTGCCAATGCCTTCTGGAATGACAGTCGTATCAACGCCCTCAATCCCCTTGCGGACTTTATCGTCATAATGGGCGGCACGAATGATGTGTCCCAGAACTCCCCTGTAGGTGAGATCGGGTTTGACAATCTGGACACGGGCACTTATGCCGGCGCATACAATGTGGTCCTTCTGAAGATACTCCACAAGTATAGGATCTTGGAGAATGACAGTTTTACGGGAATAACACAGGTTACGGCCAAGAGGCATGTGAGGATTGTGCTCTGCACGCCCCCTTACAACCATTCCCTGTCCTCGGACAGGACACAGCGGGAGCGGCTTGAGGGGTATGCCTCCGCGGTCCTTCAGATCGGACGTCTCTGGAATCTCCCCGTGGTAAACACATACTGGGAGGCGGGGATGAATGACCATACGGCTTCGCTGTACTGGAATGAGAACGATTCTGTGCACTTTAACGATGATGGATATTATAAACTTGGGGCGATGATGGCGCATGAGCTCATGCGTTTCGCTCCTGTAACAGACATTTGATATGGATATGAATAAGAAACCAGCTATTGTGAGGGGGAATGACTTTGTCCTCGGCATCCCCCTGTTTAAGAAGGTGCTGCGTGACGGGGAGATGGTTGTCGAACCTTTCCCCGTATCGGAGGCCGAGGGTTTGAAGGTGTATTTTGTGGATTATCTTAACGTGAGGAGAGAGCAGCCATATACACGGAGTGGTGACAACATGCTGATGGTTTCCGTGGACGGGGATCAGATCCGTTCCGGCAGTTACGGGATTGAGATTTCCGGGATGAAGGACGGGCGGAATATCCGTTCCCGGGAGAACGACCAGTTTTCCATTGTAGAATCCAATGACCGGTCGAATGTCACTCCCTATGTGTATGAGGGGAGCGACGCGTATAATATAGACCAGCAGGTTTTTGTTGATTTCCGTCCGTCTTCCGGCGGTGTGTCGAGTTATGACGATCTTACGGACAAGCCGAAAATAAACAATGTGACGATTTCGGGGAATATGGATCCTGAAACATTGGGGCTGCAGCCTTCAGGAGATTACGCGGACAAAAAGGATCTTGCGGAGAAGGAAAACCGTGTGACTGTCCAACGGCATGGCACATCGGACACTACCTTCACTCTTACTCCGAATGTGTTCCATATATGGGATGAGGTGAAGGTTTTATCGCTGTCTCTTCCCGATGGAGATGGCAAAATAATGGACGAATATATGTTCGAGTTTACCAGCGGCGCTTCCGCCACAGTCCTGACGCTTCCCGATGATGTGAGATGGATCGGGGAGAATACTCCCGAGTCTGGCAGGACCTATCAGGTTTCAATTGTCAACAGAATAGCGGTGATGGGAGGTGCGTGATGAGACTTTTCAGAAGAAGACTGTTGATACGGGCGGCATTGTCCTCCATGCCGGAGCTTCCGGACTGGTTCCGGCAGTCGCTCATACTCTGGTACAGCATCCCCAGGCAGAAGGCTACCAACGGGTCTTTGGCCGCCAGTCCTCTTCTCGTTGATTTCAGCGGGAATGGAATGGATGGCACGCTGTACAATTTTTCATTTTCGGGCCTGAGCGGTATTAACGGATACGCAACAAATTATATGTCAGCATATATGTATCCGGAAGATGTCGTAGCAGCGACATTCGATGAACACCGCATTCATGTAACCGGTATTTATAAGGCTTCTCCCTTTATCCGCTCTTTAACGTCTGTGTTGCCATACGTTGTTAAAGTATCCGGACTTGCCGGAGGTCTGGGTCTGACGTATACCTATTACAAGGATAATAAGGATATCGGTTCATCATACATCATTGATACGGACGGGGATTATGCGTTACCGAGATCATTCAATGTTTTTACGGGTTTTAAATTCAACAAGGCTGTATCGGATTGTGATGTGACCATGGAAGTACTTCCGGCGGATCCTGAATATCTGTTCTTTGACGGCGTGGATGACAGGTTGAGAACGGCAGCCGCCTTTGATGCGGATGTGGGCACAGTTCTGATGGAGATGACGGATATGACGGACGGAGCGTCAAAGTTCCAAACATTTTTTGACGTGGAGATAGTAAGAACATATTTACAGCGTACATCCGGAAATGTGTTGACCGCCGGTGCGGGAAATACGCTGGGCGTGGAAGGAAACATATATAGGATTGATTATTCGCCTAGACACCTCTCCTCCAAATTAAGTGTCGGCTCAAATGTGTATTCTAAAGAATTCTCGTTGGTCGGACTACGGCAGATGATGATGTTCAACCGGAATCTGACCGAAAAAGAATATGAATGGATAAAATTAAATTTAATGAAATGAGATACGTAATGGTAACACTTGAATGGATGTCCGCGCACGGGTTGCTTGGCATACCATCCATGAGGACAAGCCGGGATGGAGGCATGGTTCTCCTGCATTATGAGCTTGTCCGGCATATGGATTTGTCCGGCGTGCCTGTATACACAGCAGGTACGGAGGAATTTGATGAGGTGATGAAGTCGGGGGAATGGACATGGGGCGGTTCTTCAGAATATAATGCGGATTTTGTGCATGTGGCAGCTATCTTGGATAAGGAGCAATCGGTATCATTATATGTCAATGAGGCTATAAGATTCTATCACGGTAACCGACGTTAATTGCCAGCCAGATGTAAAAAATATACCAACGGACCAGCAGATTAAATCCTGTTAATCCGTTGGTAACAACTTAAACGACAAAAAGTGGAAAACTATACTTATTATTCATCATTTATATGGATTGCATCTAATTTAAAGGCATTCGTGTTTTTTTTCATTTGGTACACTTTTATATCAGGATTTAGTTTTTTAGCAATCTTGATTAACCCACTTTCTTTTTCGTTAATGTTTACCCCTAAATATATGGATTCAAAACATTCTCCTCCAATTCTAGGAAAAGCTCTTACCTCTTTCCTGTCTATTAGATCACTTTTATTATTTGAGTCAGGTAACATAATCCATGGAAAAGGATTGAAAATAAACATACGTGCTTCTTGTTCATGTTCCCAGACTTTAGCTTTTGTACACATTTGATAATGAAAGAAATCTTCTTCGTTTTGGAAGTAATCTGGTTTTTCAATAATATCACGATATTGGACTTCATGAGCATGTTTATCAACTATCTGTCCAAGTGATGCATCGAAATATTTAGCTACTTTCTCCATATTCAAGCCAATACAAACTCCTCTATGATTATTATAATAGGCCCACATCAATAACGAATCAAAGACTTTTGACAAGCAGCATACCCAGACGTCCTCCCGATTCCTTCTATATTGGTTAAATGCAAGCGATTCAATAATATCCGATGTCCATGTTTTACACCTTTCAGAAGGTACTTTAGAGAAGTCTATTAAATTTGGATCGCAGTCGAAAGGATCGTTGAATTGCATCGCATTAGTAAACTGGAGAGTTTTATTTGAAAGCATCATTTTTGCTCCTTCAATATCAAGATACTTGTAAAGAACGGAATTCTTTGTTCGGCTTCGGTCTGTATGTTGTTGATCTGATTTCATATTATCATTGTATACTAATTTATAACTATATTTATCCTCTTTTCTAAAAGAAGTTTTGAGATACAAAAGTACATCTTTATTTGAAAATTAATAAAGCATATAACAAATAATAAAATATGATCATAAAATTATATCTATTGGCATAAATGCTTTTAAAAAGCAACGACTATTTAAAGGATGACTCTCTTGAAGAGTGCACCCTTTAACATTCTAGAACCATTCCGCATCTGGGGGCACTTCAACGGACAGATGGATCATTATTCTGATGATTAGTTCTCGTACCATAAGTATACATTTAAATTTTCTAAAAACTTACCCGGCTTACTCTATTATTAAATACTTTATACTTGATCTTACTAAAACATAAGCATTAGTAGGATATTCTGATTTCACCAATAATCCATCTACTGCCTTACAGTAATCTCCGTCTTTAGGAAAATAGTTCTCTGAAACAAGAATATCATTTATTTCATACATGATATTTTTGGCACAAATAACTTTCTCGCCTGAGCTGTTGAACATAGCAACAGATTCAATTTTACCATTAGCCTTATCCCCATATAGATTCACCAAATTACCGGCTAATATCGAACTTTCAGTTTTATATGTCTGCGCAATATCCGTTATTTCATTAAAATACAGAGTTGGTTTGGGAAAATAAACAACACTATTCCCATAGCCGCTAATTTTCATCCTTACACCTGATTCCTTTAAGTTCCCATTAAATAAGGTTGAAAGCCCATAGAACTTATTACCTATAAACCTGTAATCTATAAAACTATTTGGGGATGGAATATTTTCTGACGGCAACACATTGGTTGCGTCATAGTAAAAATAGCACCCTTTAAACAAGATAAAATGTCTTCCATATCCCATACTGCCAAAATGTCCCCTCAAGCATGGATTTATACAATTAGTAAAAATCAGGCTCATGTTAGATGCAATATCTATGCCTATTGGTTGGGAACCATACGGCCAGCTATCCGCAGCCTCTCCATTATTCTTTCCACTGTCGAATTCCACATTGTCAAACCATAATTTATTAGATCCGCTTTCTTTAATGCCATTAACATGCACGGTATATCTTACATTTTTTCCAAAAATATAAAAGTTGTGGAAACTACAATTCCTAGTTTTTTTTATCAACAATGGATGTAAATTAGATACAGGAGTTGGAAAACCACTGTCAGGCATATCACATACTATTTTTGTAGCCCTATTACCAACGCCGAACAAATGAATATTTTACCTGTCAACCATTTCGATATAACAGACAAATATCATTTTATTGAATAGTGGTAGACATTCAGTAGAAATAAGTGTTTGTATGTTAATATTTCTACTATTGGGTTTAGCAGAAAGCTTTATAATTAATTTTTCTTGTCTTTTTTATTGTCATATCGTGGCAATGGATTTAAGTAATTCTGCAACAATGACGCAAGTAAATAGACATATCTTTGAAGTAGTATTATAATCAGATAAACAATAGACAGAATGGTATTAAACGACTGGTTGACTATAATCGGGGCTTTCGGAGGATTGGAGGCTGTCCGTTGGGGTGTCACGTTCTGGGTGAACCGCAAGACGAACGCACGGAAAGAGGATGCATCCGCCGATTCGATGGAGGATGAGAACGAGCGTAAGCAGGTTGACTGGCTGGAAGAACGCATCGCCCAGCGTGACGCCAAGATTGATGCGTTATACGTTGAGTTTCGTAACGAACAGTCTGATAAGCTGACATGGATTCATAAGTGCCATGAGCTGGAACTGCAATTGAAAGATGCCGAGCACAACCGTTGTGACAGGCCCGACAGCGAATGCGGCCGTCGTATTCCACCACGCAGGGCTACATTAATTAAAGATAAGGAGGATAAGAAATGAAGTTTTTTACGATTGCGGAACTCTGCAAGTCAACGACTGCTGACCGCTTGGGTATCAACAACAGATGCAGACAGGAGCATGTGACTGCTCTGACTGCCTTGGTGGATAATGTGCTTGATCCGTTACGCACATGGTGGGGAAAGCCAATAACAGTAAACAGTGGCTATCGCTGTCTGGAACTTAATGCAGCTGTCAAGGGAAGCAAGACCTCGCAGCACATGAATGGGGAAGCAGCTGATATTGACACTGGGGACAGACAGCAAAACAAGTTGTTGTTTGAGTATATCCGAAAGAACCTGCCCTTTGATCAATTGATCGATGAAAGCAATTTTGCATGGGTACACGTCAGTTATCGGGCTGACGGGGATAACAGGAAACAAGTTTTGAAACTCTAAAAACAGCAACTATGGAAAAAGAACCAGGATTTTTTGTGAAAGATACTGATAACTTGCGTGCCAGACTCATTATCACAAGTGAAACGGTTAAAAACTCTCGCCTTGAATGGGCATGGAGAATTGGAATTACTGTCGCTGTGGCCGCTTCAATCATCATGCAGATTTTATGATGTGGTTATATAATAAGATTATGAACTGGGTAAGCCGGCATATATTGCTGGCTCCTTTCATGTGTCTGTTCCTGTTGTTTGGATCATGTGGCAGCTCGTATAAATCTGTCAATTCAGACACTGAGATTATACAGAAAGATAGTACACGTGAATCTGTCAACATCATACATGGATCAAGTACTTCTTTGAGCGAACTCATTACCACTAATAGTAACTATGTGATTGATTTTCGTATCTATGATACCCGAAAACCGCCCGACAGCCTGACCGGGAAACCTCCGTTACTGGCTGATGGTCACGTAGAAGGTGATTTCAGCAAGAATAGAAAGAAGGAAACTGCAACCAATGACAGTACGGAGGTAAAAGCTGACAAGGAAACCACTTCCGATATTCATGAGAAAACCAAGACTGAAGGGGTAAAAGAGAAAAAAGAATCCACTTTACTTAAACAAATTGGTTTTGCCTGTGTTTGTGTAACCGTTTTGATTGTCGTTATGCTGATAGTAAAACATTGGCGCAACAGACAATCTTTATCATAAGACTTTAAATTTATAAATTGAACTATCCTGGCTCGTGATAAGTCAGGATAGTTGTTTAAATACAATTTTCCAATTGGATTACACAATCAACTGAAAAGAATAGAATTTTATGTAAATCTGTATAAGGAATATAGCTATTTGAAATTAAATGAATTAGAAAAATCACCTTGTTTGGAGGTAATGATTTGGCAACCGTCTCTATTGCTTTGTTTTACTTCATAGAGTAACTCTTTCAAGTACAAAAGTAGTATTTTTTTCGATACTATACGAAGGTTACCAAATTAAATTTTATATTTTTGCAGCGTATAAACAACGATGTGCAAAACATAATATGTGCAAGAACTGTATAAAAGAGGCATTAGCAACAAGAGGCATCAGCCAAACGGAATTGACAAATAGATTTGGAAAGACTTTCAATATGGTCAATCTGTATGCATCAAACAAAGTGCAACCTCCCATTCCTGTGCTATATCAAATTGCAGATATTCTAAAAATGGATGTACGGGAATTGTTGTTACCTAATAATGGAATCACTCAATCTTAAACGTACAATGTATTTGACAGAAGACGAAATAAGAGATAACGCAAAAGTTATACTTGGCTTTGACGAAAAAGACCCTAATGTGAAGCAAGGAACAGGGCAAATAACAACTTTCAATCAATTGGGCTTTAAAGGCGTGTCAGACAAGCCTGATGGATGGTATCTGCCCAATGACAAGCAAGATATAGCTATTATTTTGGAAACGAAATCTGAGAAAGAGGATGTCTTTTCAGAAAAACACTATGCGGAATTAGTAAAAAATATAGAAATAGCAGCCCTGCAATACAAACGTGTGGTGGGCATTCTTTACAATGGAACAGATGTCCGTGTTATAAAGTACATCAAAGGAAGCGAACAATATGAAGAAATAGCGGATGTTGCTAAAACACTCCAAAACAAACGATATTACATCGCTCTGTTCAAGGAGAATCGGATTAATAAACAGTTGATATATTCGCTTACTAAGAAAATAAACGATTGCTTGCATGTCCAATTTGGTATAAAGAATCTATACCATAGGATGATTATCACAGCTTGTGCATTGGTAGCAAAAAGATATGGAGCAATGCTTGAAAAGGGAATGGAATATTCTCTCATGACATCTTCCATACTGAATACCTTGTCTAAATCACTCGAAAAAGACCGAAAGCATAACTTGAAATTAGACCTTCTTGTTGAAGTCTATTCAGAAATAAAGATGAATATGACAAATAACCAAGAGGCAATAGACAACTTCATAACGTGGGTCTCTGAAATTTCTGATTGTGTCAATTCCGATTATTGGAACGGTGAAGATGTAATGGGAATATTCTTCAACGAGTTTAATCGTTACAAGAAAAAGTCCGAGAGCGGTCAGGTGTTCACACCGGACCATATTACTTCTTTTATGTATAGACTTATTGAGGTAAACCAGCACGACCGAGTGCTTGACGCAACATGTGGCTCAGGTGCTTTTCTTGTGAAGGCTATGTGTAATATGGTGAAAGAAGCTGGCGGTGTAAACACCTCGGAAGCAATGACGATAAAATCAAGCCAATTATTCGGAATTGAGTTTGACAGGGAAATTTTTGCGCTCGCCTGTGCGAATATGCTCATTCACAAAGACGGGAAAACAAATCTTGAACAGTTAGACACACGCACCGAGGAGGCTTGCGAATGGATTAAGAGCAAGAAAATAACAAAGGTGTTGATGAACCCTCCATACGAACGAAAGTACGGATGTTTGAAGATAGTAGAAAATGTATTGAAATCTGTACCTGTTGGAACAAAATGTGCATTCATCTTGCCTGACAAAAAATTAGAGAAAGATAATACTGATAAAAAGTACGGCAACAAACTTTTGAAAAACAATACACTCACGACAATAATTAAACTGCCTGAGAATTTGTTTTTCGGGGTCGGGGTAACAACTTCTATCTTCGTTTTTGAGGCAGGGAAACCACAAAATGGACGCAATATCATAGGTTATTATATTGAGGAAGACGGTCTGGAAACTGTGAAAAACCAAGGTCGTCAGGACACGAAGAACCGCTGGCAAGAAAAAGAAAACTACTGGATTGAAGCTATTAGGGATGGAGCAGACCCTCTATATGATACCCGCCAGATAATCGCCCCATTAGAACATCTTTCCTATCAAATGCCAACCGCCCCATTTGAAATATTTGAGGAAGATTTCGTCAAGACTATGATGGACTATGAAATGTTCCAGCGTGGAATTGATTCTAAAGATTTTTGCGAGAAACTGTTAAAGAAAGTCCTATATTCCAGTTTAATAGAAGATACAGGACAACACATTAATATTTCTATAAATAAAGACAACAAATGAAACAAATAGATATTTTAAACTGGCATGAATTTGTAATACGGGATTTATTTGAAATCAAGAGACCTGAAGCAAGAAGCCAAATGGATTATGATGAAGGTGAGGTTCCATTTGTTGCTTCTGGTAATTTCAATAATGGTGTTCTTAAATATCTTAAACCCAAAAATGATAAAGACATTGATTTAGGAAATTGTATTACAGTTAGTCCAATAGATGGTAGTAGCTTTTACCAAGAATGTAATTTTCTTGGTAGAGGTGGGGCTGGAAGTTCAATCATATTGCTATACAATCCAAAATTAAATAGGTATAATGGTAATTTTATTGCTACTGTTATTCGTTCTGTGTGTAAAAAATACATGTATAGTGATATGGCCAATAAAGATGTTATTGGCTTAGAAAAGATTAAACTTCCTGTTTATAGTTCTAGTGAGCCAAATTGGGAATATATGGAGCAATACATGAAAAACATCGAATCTCAAGTACGGATGTCTATAGATAAGTTAACAAATGTTATAGGGGGGGGGTAAACGGTTAAATATCAATGCTTGGAAAGACTTTGCGGTTGGCGACTATTTCAGTGCCATCAATACAGGCAATATTCTAAGTCGTGACATAGTAGATGGTTCGGGTTCTACTCCCTTTGTTACTGCAAGCAGTGTTAATAATGGTGTGGCGGCTTACATTGATGCTTCCAACTATGAAATAATCAAAGGCAATTGCATCCTGATTGGCGGAAAAACATTCACACTGACTTACCAAAAGAATGATTTTGTTTCTAACGATAGTCATAACATAGCTCTATATAGTAAAAGTGTTAGCAATGAACAAGAGTTACTTTATATTATCACTGTATTGAGTTGTTCCTTAAAACACAAGTACAATTGGGGAGATGCTGTAACTAAAGACAAACTTCTTGCACAAAAAATCAGTCTGCCTGCTGATAACAAAGGAGAACCCGATTGGGGTTATATGCGAGATTATATACAATCCATTCAAAAGACTATTTCGTGTTCTCCAATCTTAGTGTAAAAAATAGTTTATTATCTTATTATAGTGATATAGCAACACTCAGAGAGGTAGCAAACTATTTGGAACTATTCAATGTGCATACTTGCTATCCCCTAATTGGATTTGTTTATATGTGGGGTAGAAGCCAATCTCATAACAAAAATTACTCCTTGTTTTGAGGATCTATTGTAATACACAATAATGTGACAAAAAATATTTTTAGAAATAAACAAATCCCTTTGAACAAATCCATTGGTATCTTGTTCAATAAAATGTGAAGTAAATTGTCAAAAACGAAACTAATCTGAACCGTTCCGGCTTGTGATAAGTAGGGACGGTTTTATTGTAGAATCGAATAAAAACCTTATCTTTGCATTGCGTTACATTTTGAAGTGATCGAGGCGTTGTCTCGTATTGAGCTACAGACGATTATTATTGCCTGTAGCTTCTTCATATACGGTTCTGACCCCCGTGTGGAATATTAATGTATCCACTGTTTCGATCACGGAATGTAACGCAACGGGAAAGCGGAACCGTTTTCTTTTTCCGCTGCTAACACAATTCGCATATGTCAAAATCCCCCCCAACCACTTATCAGCTATCCAAAAAGTTTATAGGCTATGGACACTATGAACTTACAATTTCTTCCTCTGAGGGCACAAAAACGATTGTCACAGGGAGTATGGACTTGATAGAACGGCTAAACTCAGAGATAGACAAAGAAAAAGAGGAAGCGACTTCCGAAGCAATCGCTCTAGTTCTTGAATCCTCACTTTAGATTATCTAAAATCTTTCTTATGGCTTCATCAGCATGTTTTCTCATAATTCTGACATAATTAAAGATCGGTCTATTGGATTTCATGCTTTGGCCTATACAATACTCCAAAGTTTCCAATGGTACGCCCAGCTCAAAACCATGTTGGACAAAGGATTTACGAGCTGAATAATATACGACATGCGATTCTATCTCCAACCTCTCCCCTAACCTTATAATTTCTTTTGTTACATAGTTACGAAAATTAGGATAAGAGTATTTATAACCAAAATCAAGCTTTCCATTACGCCCCATCCATCTTTTGATAATCGGTTTTGCTTCCTCAGGAATAGTGAAGCTGATTTTCATATCACCTTTCTTTGTATTTTTTGATTTTTCACGTACATATTCCATAATTTTCGCATCTTTGAAATTGTATTGCATCAAGTCCATCAGATTGATACCTCCTAGATAATACGAAAGCATGAACACATCCCTGGCAACACGCTGGGACTTCTCTTTTATCTCCGCATCCCTTATCTTCTTTACGTCAGCTACCGAGATATCACGCTCTTTGGGCATTCCTGCCGGTCTTTCATAATATTCAAAAGGATGCGTGTCATATGATACCTTCTTATCCCTTATTGCTTGATTGATTATTGCCTTCAAATGTGCCATGTGCATACCACAAGTAACAGGAGCCAGCCTTCGGACATTTTTTAGATAAATATCAAAATCCTTTATGGTCCGGGGAGTAATTCCATCAAGTATTATATCATATTTGACAAACTCAATGAAGTAATCACTCGCCCTTTGATATAAAGAAGCAGTGCTCCTTCTCCCCTCTTTAATCAAATTCTGCATATAGTCAGCCGAAGCGACACTATAAGAGATGGCTCCCTGCTTTACCGAGGACAAGTATTCGACAAGTTGAGTACAAGTATAGGATGATGTGTTTATCTTATCCAAGGCATCCTGATATGAATTAAGTATTCCACGTAATTTAGCATTAACATGTGCAGCATCAGGAACACCTACCACCTGCCCTCCCTTAAAATTAGCAGTATTATCTATTTCAAATCGGGTAACGATGTATCTTGTTTCCTGTTTATGACCAATTGCTATACGAATTCTATGTTTGCCGTTTTTCAGCACCTTGGCCGGAACAACGGCGGCTTTAAGAGTTGTCATAATTGTTCTGGATTCGTTTTAGACAAGTTCTTTTTGCCAAAAGTGGCACAAACTGTCTTTTTTTTATCCAAAAACGAAAGTTGGAGAAGCTTAAGAAAACACAAACCCCTCTGAAACAGAGAGGTTTGTAATGTGGAGCATGCGAGACTCGAACTCGCCACCTTTAGACTGCCAGTCTAACGCTCTAGCCAGATGAGCTAATGCCCCGAGGAATAATAACGATGCAAAGATACACAGAAAATCAATACTACAAAGTTTTTGGGAAAGTTTTTTTCATGTAAACAACAAATTTTTATTTGCCACTTTTGTGCCAAAGAGTTACTCTTGCGTGAATTTGTTTCAACATAGTTGACTGATTTTAAATGATAAAGAACCATAGTGTTTGCATATTTTACTATTTAACTTTCTAACAAAATAGTAGAATAAGCAAATAGTAGAAATAGGAAATCACTATAGATTTATATAACCAGCCTCTGTTTATACAGAAAACTTCATTGATGAGTTCACAATATAAAAAGAAGGTATAAAAGCCAGCCTAAATCTCTGCAATCGGCTTAGACCAAACTTCCTCTTTCGTTTCTTTACACATTACGGAAATAGTTCCACCTGCAAAGTCTTTCACATACCCTTTGCGTTCAGCCAACATATCTTCAGCCATTCTAATAGCCTTAGATTTATCTTTCAATGAAAATCCTTTATTAGCAAAATCTGTACTGTCTTTAAAATATATATCATAAGTTTCCAT